CTACTGCGGCGCGGCCTCTGTCGCTTCGCTTGGCATCTCAGTACCAATTCCGTACCGATCCGGTGTTTTCAGCTTATCCAATTCAGCCCAGTCGGCATCCGAACTGATCCACTTCGCGTAGTGCTTCAGCAGCGTCTGGATGCTGTTGCCGAGTTGCTGCGCGATGAAGGCGGGGGCCATCCCAGCCGACAGGCAAACGGTGGCGTAGGTGTGCCGAGTATCGTACTGCCGGCGCGGACGAATGCCCAGCCGCTTCATGCTTTGCTTGAGATGGTATGCAGTGCTGACCACGTTGGTGATATGCCCGTCCTTGCCGCTGGTGGGCGCGAAGACGAATTCGTTGCCGGCAGTGAGCTGCTTCATCTCCTCCAGGGCCTCAACGGCCTTGTCTACTAGAAGGACTTTGCGGACGCGCTTGGTCTTTGTGTTTTCGCGGACCTCCCCCTTCTCAAGTGTCGCCCGCACGCGAATTGATCGACCGGTCAGGTTCACATCCGCCCAGCGAAGGGAAAGCTGCTCGCCGGTACGCATGCCCGTGTAGAAGGCCAGCTTGAAGAAAGACGCATATGTCAGGCGGGCGCCAGTCTGGTGTGCGTAGAGGTCCGCCAGAATCGCGTCACGCTCGGCTGGCGTGAAAGGATCGATCTCCCGCTCAGGGGCTCGGGCCCGCTCAACCGAGCGCATGGGGTTCTCGGCGATGATGCCGTCCATGACCGCGGCGGCGAAGATTGCCCGGGCAGCCTGGACCGCTGCGTTGCGGTCGGTGATGGAGTTCCAGTCCAGCCGGCTCATCAGCAAGCGCACATCCGATGGCAGAATTTCATCCAGCCGGCGAGTGGCCCAATGCGGCATCCAGTACTTGTTGAGCACGCGCAGGTAGTTGCGCCGGGTGTGGAATCCGATCTGCTTGCTGTCGAGCCAGGTCTGGGCGAAGTTGCCGAAGGTCGGCGTGATGCGGGCGAGGGTGTAGCGGGAGTTCGGGAAGAGCTCGGCATACTTGTCATCCGTGAGCATGCCGAGCTTGATCAGCTGCGTTACCTGAGCTCGTAGACCTGCGGCTGCTGCAAATCCCTTGGGCGTCTGAGGATAGGGGAGCGTTTCGCAACGTCGCTCTTTCTTCCATGTGAAGCGGATGCGGACGGAGCTGCCGGCGATCTCGACGCCCTGGGGGAGCCCCACTGACTTTCTGCCCATTCGTTGTACCTCTCCAGGCTGTACATGATGCAGCCGTCAATCTTCTCCCATACGCCAGGCGGCAACACACCGCGCTGACGCTTCCGCTCCAAGGCCTTCGGCGTCGTGCCGATCAGCTCGGCCAACTTCCTTTCGTACACCTTGTCCACCTGCTGGCCTTCAACCGGTTGCGGTTTTTCTCGTGCGCTCATAACTCACTCCTTCACGTCCTCGAACTGCTCGCGGTGGGGCTGCTTGATCCACCAGGCCTCGAAGTCGGCCAGGTTCTTGTCCGTATTCATGGCTTCGCTTCCTCCTTCGTGTTGTGCCGCTCCCAGTACTCGGTCAGCGCCTGCGCAATGATCCGCCCGGCCTCGTCTTGCAATTGCTCGGCGTCCTCCATGTAGCTGATGCGCCCCCATCCGCGGACGCGCAGCATTGCTCCGTCCGCATCCTTCTCGATGTGGTTGTCCGCCACCATGTTGTTGTCCGCGTCCCAGACATAGCCGTATTTGTCGAATCGGAAAGGCGGCTTGTAGAGCGCCATCGCTCTGTCGGTGATGCTTGGCATATCTATCTCCTCCAGCATTGGGGCTGGGCGGCTATACCGCCATCTCAAGTTGTGTCTCGCGCTGCCAGACAGCTGCGCTGTTGTGCGATTCGATGCGTGACGCGATGACCTCCGCGCGCTGGCCTGCCGTCGGCGGGACGTACATGCCGAAGCGTCCGACGCTGCCGCCGTTGACTGCGGCGTTAGTTGAGTCGGCAGAGGCAAAGGGCAAGCGGGAGAATATTGCTGGATCCAGCATTCGCAGCCCGTGGAGCCTGCAAGCTGGTCGGCCTTGGTCGTCGCAGATGGCGTTCATGGCATCACCGATACGCTTCCACCATGAATCGGTGCCTGGGCTTGCCCACTGGCCTGAGCTGCCGAACGCAACAGTTCGCCACTCTTCGGCCAGGCGTTGCAGGCGCTCGATGGATTCGTGCAGATGCCAAACAGGAACGCCTGGCAGGTGGCTTGGCCATTCTTCGAGAAGGCGATCATTTGCCGCCTCGTCTCCGTCGATCACGTCAGGAATCAGCGCCCAATCGAAGCCCGGATGCCGATGCCAGTCATCTACCCAGCGCAGGTAGCCATCCACGTCGAGCGTGCCGCCCTGCTTCCAAACCGTGAAGGCGCCGTTGTCGAAAACAAAGGACTGGCAGACCTCGGCAACGATCCCCATATCATCACGCCGAGGAAAAGGAACAAGGGCGTGGCGGCCTGCTAGAAACCGCGCACCATCCTGCCTGTTACCGCCGACCGGGGTCCCGTGGTAATGAATCATCTAGCGTCTCCAGCCAATTGATTGCGTCGCCCAGACGCCCGAATGTGCGAGTGCTGTGATATCGGAGCCATGGGCTGATAGGGTCTGGCGCGACTACGACCACGACTTTCCCCATCTGCCAGGCGAGCAAAACCTCCATAGATGTGCCGGCGCTTGGCTTCGGGCATACGGCTAGCAGCACGTCGCACGCCGTCACGTCCAGTTTGTCTAGGTCGACAATTTCCCTATATGAATCGGCCTCGATACCTCGGTAATCCCGCCTCATAGGGTCAAGCGTGTCGGCGAATCGCTGCTTAACCGACGTGCGCCAGTCGTTGCATTCATCGTCCGTGCAGCCGTTGATTGGGCCTGCCAAATAGATGCGCATCAGTTGCCTCTCCTGCTTTCTATGTTTACGCCGTGATGATTTGCGCTGATGATCTGCAGCCCGCCAAAACGCTGATGCAGGTCGTCCGCGATGTCTTCGTGATAACCGCGCTTGTGAAGTGCGCAGGCCGTTTTGATGTGCTCGACCATCACCTTGTCGCGGCTATGGATCTCGAGTCGGTAAATGATTTGCTCGCCGTTCGCAGGGCAAGCGGCTACGAATTGGTAGCGATAGATATTCAAGGCGCAGGGCTCCTCCCCGCCGACTCTCGCCGGCAGGCTGTGTGTTTGGGTGGGGTTAGGGGTGTGCGGTATTCATTGCTGCTGTGAATGCAAACAGCAGGAGCAGCACGGCGGTGAAGCGGGCGAAGCTAAGCGGCCAGATAAGCCACGCGATTGCTGTGTAAACGATCGTAGCGATGATCATCACGCCTCCTTCGCAGCCATGGCGGCGTCGAATCCTGCTTCCCGGCGCTTCTCCAGCACGATGCGGCGCAGCACGTCCTGGTCGGCCTTGCTGACCACGTAGTGCACGATGCGCTCGATGGCGTCAGCGGCGATCAGCTGCTCGACCACCTGGCCGGGAACTGGGGCGGCCGCGAGGAATTCCTGGCATGCCTGGATATTAGCAGCGTTCGGGCTCTCGACGACCGCCTTCAGGTGGCCCAGCGCCGTCATGCGGTGCCGGTCAAACTGCATGGCCAGGTTGCGCCACACCTGCAGCCCCTCGACCTCGGCGCGGAGCTGGTAGTTTTCTTCAAGAAGATCGAGATTGCCGTAGGCGACCTTTTTCACAGTGGCTAGCTCACCCGCCAGCCTATCCCGCTCGGCGGTCACGGCGGAGAGGGCGGCGATCAATTCCAGCACGGTCGTAGGGCTGGCGGATTGGGCGAATGCCGACTCGCAATCGGTCATGCCTATACGTGGCTCCCACGGCCCATCTTCCTCGGCGACCTCTGCTGCCAGCTTCAGGCCATTCCAGGGGTCCGCCCCTTCCGCATCTGCGGGCGGCGACAGGGCGGCGACAGGGCGGCTGCGGTGATCGTATTCAGGCCGTGCCGGTGGGTAGGCTTCGGCGGTCATCGCCTGCTCCAGTGCGGCGCGGAGATTCTCGTTGTAGTTCTCGCCCACGACGCGCTCGCGCGGGGCCGCCATGAAGTGGCCGACTATTTCGATGCTGATACTGCTATCGCCTGCGTCGGCGTTCGGTGTGCTGAGGAATCTCACGTCCCAGCACTCACCTTCGATGGCGCTCAGCAGCTCGCTGTCCCGCTTCCACCGCGCCGCATCCCGCTCAAGCTCGGCCACGCGGGCAGCCAGGGCGTCACGCTCGGCGCATGCCTTCAGGCGTCCGCGCTCTGCCGCCTCGGCCAGCAACTTTGCATCTCTCAGTGGGGACACCATCACTCACCTCCTTGAGCGGCCAGGGCGGCGCGGTAAGCAGCGCGATAGCGGCACCACATCACTGGCGACTTTTCCAGCTCGCGCTTCATCACTGCCACTATTTGAGGTGTTGGCTCTATGGGCACCAGTTGCCAACCATCCAGCTCGGTCTGCGCTACAGGGGCGGCGTTCAGTCTTGCCACTTCGTCTATCGCCTCGTTCCATCCTTCCGCAAGAAACTGCTCCGGGTCCATGTGTCCATGGTCAAGAGGGTTTTTCCGATCAGGAACTCGGATAGGCTGCTGCTCGGTCTGCGCGGGGCGGTAGTTCTCGGCCGCGTACTTCAATGCGGCTTCCCAGGCTGCGCGGTTAGTTATCCGCCAATGCGAAGGGCGCTGGGATTGAAATTCCTCAAACGCCTCCCGCTCATCCTGCGCCGGGGCTGGCTCTACAGGCTCGGCCTGCTGGGATAGTGCGACACTAGCAGCATGCATAAGCCCTTCGATTGCCGAGACGTCTTCTTCATCCAAGTCATCGTTCAGATAGTCACGAAAGCGTATTACGCACTTACCGAGCAGCCCGCGCAGCTTCTCGTTCTCCTCCATCACATGCTCAGCTACCGCTGGGTGGATTGGCTTGTTCATGGTTCGCTCCTTGTTTGGGTGGCTGGCACCGTAGGCAGGTGCATACGCCTATAAGCTGGCCGGTGGTGCGGCAGTAGATGGGGCGGGTCATTGGCTCGTTGCGGCTTCTTTCAGGATCGAGCGCACAGTCGTCACGGAGATTCCGGTCCGGTCGGCGATGGCCCTGGCGCCCAGCGTGCAGCCGGCAAGGGCGAGAACTCGCTCGCGATTGGTTGCGCGTATCTGGGCGTTCCGGCTGTTGTTTCTGGAGCGAGATCGAGTCTTGGCCTGGGTCTCGCTCAGCGCCTGTTTCTTCTCGGGACAGGTCAGCCGGAAGGGGACGCGTTTGTCATGGTTGAGGATCGGGAGGGTTTCGACAAGGCCGTGCTCGGCTTCGAAGGCAGCCATCTTTGCGGCTATTTCTTGGCGCGCAGCCTCGTGCGCGGCCAGCGTGTTAACGCGGTCGTAGGCGTAGTTCTGCATGGGATTGTCCGGGGAGGAGGGCGCGCGGGGCGCCCGGTGGGGACTAGAAGGGAATGTCGTCGTCGAAGCTGTCGTAGTCCGGTGCCGGCTGCGGTGCAGCTTGGCGTTGCGTCTGCTGCCGCTGTGGCTTCGCTTGTGGCTGGCTCTTGCTGCTCTGCTGCGGCGGGCTGCCGGCGAACTCGATGTTCGATACGCGCCCCGTCAGCTTGAATCCTTGCGTGCCGTCGTTCTTCTGAAACGGCTCGATGTGAACGTCATCAACGGTCACGCCGACCTGCTGGCCTTTGAGGAGATACGGAGCTAAAGCCTCGGCGCGCTTGCCCCACAGTGCGGCGTCCGCCCACTGAGTAGGCTTCCTGCCGTTCTCCTTTTTTCCGTATTCGAAGGCTAACACTAACGTGGCGACAGGCTCACCGGCCTGCGTAAAGCGTAACTCTGCATCGCGGCCCAAGCGGGCCACTCCAAATAGCTGTGCCATATCGGCTCCTTGTTGTGGGTCAGGCTGCGATGCCCATCACCCGATTCATTCGCTCTTCGAGCAGTTCGTAGAAGGTGGTTACGCGCTCGCTGATCTTGCGAATCAGTGCCTCGTCTCGGTAGGCACGCTTGACGAACAAGGGCATGCCAGGCCAGTAGGAAACGAAGTCGATCCATTCACGGTCGCTGACCCACAGCCCGCCCTGGCACTGCGCGATGTGTTCCTTCGGGATTTCGTCGGAGAGGATCACGCCAACCTGGAACTTCGGCAGCTTCGTTTTGATCTCGGTGAGTCCTTCCGCGCCGACCAGCGAGTCGGGCGAGTAGCCAATGCCGTGATTCAGTATGATCGCCACCTGTTCGGTAGTGACCTCCTCGCGGGCTTCGTACAGTCCGCGGGCGACGGCTTCCAGCTCATGCCCGCGCTCCGTGTGGCGGTTGCCGCTGAACGGGTCAGCAGCCTCGCCAGTGATGCGCTCGCCTATGAGGGTGTCCATGTAGGTGAACGCTCCGGCACCGAAGCCGGCAGGGCCTTTACCGTTGACCAGCAGGCATTCCAGTTCGGAGCAGGTCACGATTCCTAGGCGCAGGGCCAGCCACTCGGGCGACCCTTGTTCAACCTCACGAATGATCTGCATTGCCTGCCTCCTTGGCCTTCTCCGCAGACTTGGTAAGGGCGGCAAGCACATGATCAAACATCGCCTTTTCGACCGATGCTGGCGTGCCATGGAGAGCTGCGAACGACTCCTTGGCCTTGTCGCTGCATTGCTCAAGCAGCATTGCCAGCTGAGCAGCCTGAACGGAGGTCACTCGCGCCGTCACGACCGCGCCGTTGCCGTCGTCGTCTTCGCCCGTCGTGGTGAAGTTGAGCAGCGCCCCAGCGGTGTAGCGCTTGCCATAGCTAACGCTGGATGCCACAGCTTGGACGCCGTTCTTGTTGCCGCTGACGTCTGCCGGCAGCAGCAGTGAGGTGGTTTCGCGGTGGCCGCCGCGATGGCTCAGCACGCCTTCGACCTCAATGCCTTTGTCGTTGCGAGGCGTACGAAAGGTGATAGCGAAGCCGTGTTTTGCCAGGACCGGCTTGATCACTTCGTTGATGTCTTCCCAGAGCGCATAGGTGCTTTGGATGCGCCCGCTTTTGTCCTTGATGCCGCCGCGCTCGCCAATAACCGGCAGCTCTTCCTGCATCTGAGCGAGAGCTTCGTCGTACTGCTGCTTTGCCTGCTGCGCCTGGAAGCGCTCATGCATCGCCATGAGCCGTTCCATCTTGTCGATGTCAGCGCTCGGGCTCATTGCGACTTGCTGTATGATCTGGAGAATCGTGGCCGACTCGCTGGCCTTGGCGACGGCAGTGTTCTCCTGCCGCTGAGCAATAGCTGTGTTCATGGCAACCTCAGTAGATGATAGAAACGCTCGGAACTTCGCCCTTGCGGATCATGTTGATGACGGCCTTGGCCTGGTCTTCAGTGATGCCAGCGCCCATGAATGCCTCCTTGATGGAGGTGAGGACGGCTGTCTTGTGCTTGATGTCAGTCTCGCGGGCCTTGGCTTCCGCCTCGATGCGTGCCTGCTCGTCGGCCTGGCGCTGGCGTTCTGCTGCTGCGGCGCGCTCTGCGCGGTCGGCCGCATCGCGCTCTGCCTGCTCGGCGCGCTGCTGGGCTTCCAGTTCTCGGCGGGCTGCCTGCTCGGCTTCCAGCTTCAGTTGTAGTTCACGCTGCTCGGCGGCTGCCTTGGCGTCTGCTTCGCGCTTGGCTGCTGCGTCGCGTTCTGCCTGGGCACGCTGTTCTGCCTCAAGGCGGGCCCGCTCAGCGGCTTCTCGGGCGATACGCTCCTCGCGTTCCTTCTGCTCGCGCTGAGCGGCCTCGGCGCGGAGGCGTTCGAGTTCGGCTTGCTCGGCTTCGTACCGCTCCCGCTTGGTGAGGGCGTCGCGCAGAATGGCAAGACTGGCGGCTTTAACCCGGTGCGCCTCGGCCTCGAACTCTTCCCAGTCGGCCCCGATCTCTGCGCTGTCGAGATCCTGAATCATTGCCCCGATGACGGCGGCGCTCATGCCTTCGGTTTCGGTACTCTTGAGCTGGGCAATGCCAGACTCATGCCTTGCGACTCGCCCCGCCTCTGCCGCTTCCCACTCGTTTAGCGGCGCCCGAACCTCGTCGCGCAGCTTGTCCATCTCCAGCACGAACTCGCGAAGCTCAGCCTCGATGGCCTTGGGCATTTCCTTGATTCGGCGCAGGTAGTCGCGGCCTGGCTTCTCGACTGCGGTCTTACTGCGGCTGACCTGGGCGGCGAGGGAGGCGATGCGTTCGCGACCCTTGCGAGTGGTCAGGTCCGGCACCTCGTTGGCTGCCTGCTCGCGGGCCAAGGCGACATATGCCGCCAGCTTGTTGTGGCCGTAGATGGCTGGTGCTTTGTCCGCGCTGATATCTTCCAGGGCGATCAGTTGGCTTTCCGTGGACATAGAGAATCCCTTGCCGCGCCAAGCGCAGCGGTTTGAATTGAAAGAAGAGGGCGGATCAGGCGAACAGGCGTTCAACCATCCACATCAGCCCGATAGCGAGGCCGAACAGGGCCAGGGCGCCGAATGCGAACATCGCGAGCCAGGCGGCGGCGAAGGAGTGGCGGTCTTCGGGGAGGGTGTTCATGGCGTCACATCTCCCCCATGATTTGCCAGAAGACCAGGGCGCCAACGAGGCAGCCGAAGGCAGTCAGGATCAGGATGCCGGCCAGCTCCTTGAGGATGAACAGGATCATGGCTGGGCTCCTTCCGGAGTTTCCTTCAGGTGAAGAGTCAGCGGCCCTTCACGGAAGTCACCATCGACGTAACCGTCTAGAGCTTGCTTCTCTGCTTTCGAGAGGTTGTGCCACTTGGCTATGAGAAAGTCGCCCTTTAGGACCGGCACCGGCCCCATCGCGCTCGTGGGGCCATAGCTATATCCGTTATCGCGGAGCCATTTCTGGCAGGCATATAGCGCCTCGAAGGTGCCGACCTCGGTGAAATTCTTCATGAATGTCATGGCTGCTCTCCTTGCAGGGCGGCGTCGATTGCGGCGTAGTCGTCGTGCATAACCGTCACGGTGAAGTCGCACCCGCTTGATAGGCACCACTCCTTCTCGGCGCGGCGGTGAACTTCGTAGTGGATCGGCTCCCACAATGCTTGCTCTGCCTTCAGCGCATCCCGCTCAGCGAGAAGGGCGTCGCGCTCGGTTTCGAGCTTCTTACAGTGCTTGGCCATGATCGTGATCGCTGCGGCTTGATCAGCCGATAGCGCGCTAAGGGCGTCGTAGTCGGAGGCAAGCACAAACTCAGAATTGTTCTCCATGCCGTAGTCGTTAAAATCGAGCCGGTACCGCTTCACTTCCTTGCTCATGCCGCCACTCCTCGAATTTCATGCCAGCGCTGATCGGCCAGCTGGTGAATCTGCGCGGTGAATGCGCGGTACTGGTCATCGGCTATCAGGTCGCAGGCGTAGGCCATTTCGATCATGCCAGTGGCGTAGCTCTCGTCGGGGCGCGGGTAGTGCGAGGCGGGCATCCGCTGAATCTCGCGCTCGATCATCTCGCGGGCCTTGTCGTGGGCGTGGCTCATGCTGCTTCCCTCTTCTCGTCGATCAGCGACCAGAGCCGATCCTCGATATCCTCGGCGTACTGCTCAGCGACGGCGGCGCAGCCATTGCGCCCCAGCTCCGTCTCGTTGCCGTCTTCGTCAAAGCTGGACCCGCTGATTACCTCGAACTCCATCTCTCGGTATCCGTAGTAATCCCAGTCGCTCGCCCAGGATGTGTGGTCGGGCTTAACGTCCGCGCAGTGAGTCACCTCAACTGCTAGACGGTATTCGTCTAGGTCGATCATGAATTCCATGGTGGGATACCTCGTGTGCCCGGACGGGCGGGGAGTAGAGATGCAGTGGCCGGTGCTATCCGGCTGCCGGCTTGGAACTGGAGCCATCCGGCGGCTCATTTCAGGGCATCGCTGCCACTGGCCAGTTGTACCTAGTACACCGCGCAGAAGCCTGCGCAACACTGCATCGGACAGCATCAGGCGGGGGAGTCGAACCCCTTTGCCTAGCCAGGCGCTTTGCGGATTCGAACCGCTTGCTGGGATATCTCCCGCACCACCAATGGACCTGATGCTCTCCGATACAGCACTGCTTACGGCAGTGACTCGGCCATCCCCCAGGCAAAGCTGTGGGTAATCCCGTAGATGGCTGCCGGTGTTTTTCGCAATCAGGGCACTACCGGCTTATCCCTGGCACGCTATCCCGTAGGCCCGGCGTGCGCGGGTGTTATCCCAAGTGAATCGCCAGCATCCCGCGATCCATTACGCTGAGCTCATCGGTGCTGTTCATGATTCGGCGCAGCTCCTTGGTGCCGCCTGCGATGCCCGTGACGGCGGCAACGACGTCCAACTGGCCTTTCTTGTCAGCGCTGCGCAGCGCGGCGCGAATCCGGTCATCCTGCTTCTTGTCTAGCAAGTCCATCTCAGCCTCCTATGTGCTGATGGGTTATGCGCCCTGTCTACAAGACGCAGAAGGGTGGGTTAGGCGGCGTACACGAACCATGGGTTCGGCCCGTCCCTAAATCGCCAAATGAACCTGTTCAGCTCATGCGAGCACGGTGGCCTGTATAGGCAGATGTTGCCGTCCACCTTCTCGCACCACCCGATCAGCTCACCGGCTGGCTGGGTCATGTGCTTGTCGCTGGCGAAGATGCGGCAGCCCTTCGAGGGCTTGTCGAAAAGCCGCATTACGCGGCCTTCCGGTGCTGCATGCAGTGACGGCTTGTGCAGCCGCACACTGAGGCCACACGCCATGCGTGGTAGCGGTGGGTCAGCGCAGGAAGCGCTCGACCGTCACGGCATACCATGCGGACGCTTTCACGCCACTCAATGGGCGTGAATGGCGCAGCGCCGTGGACCAATGCCGGACTTGACTCGCCGCTGAAGAAATCGCTGAGGGTGTCGAAATCACAATCCATGGCTATCTCCTTGTGTTTTTGGCGGCGTATTCCCAGGCGTTGTGTGCCAAGGCACTGATCCGCATGTATTCGTGCTGCGTGATGACGCCAACCACGGCCAAGGCGCCGATGAATCCAAGGCACCGAGGCCCTAGAACATCAACGCCTTCCCTGTCGCCGCAGCTGCGCAAATCGGTGAGCTGCCGACCGATCTGGCGGCGCGCAAACTCAACATCGTGATCGCTGATTTCCATCTCGAATCGCTCCTGTTCTGCATTGGAGTTCGGCCTTACCGGTAGCTAGCCGGCTCGCTACGCGCTTACTCCACCTAGAGGCGAATAAGGCCGAACTCCAATGCACCCTGTCTCCAAGGTGCATTAGGAATGCTCCGTCTCCGTTGCGCTTCTACGCAGCCAACTGCGCCTCTTCCAACCGCTGAATCCGCGCTACCGTCTGCACGCGTGGCGTATCAGGCCGGCGTACCGGGCGCATCTGCTGCACCTGGCCGCCGCCGACCAGCAGGGCCAGCACGAGCGGGGCGATAATTCCTCGGCGCATCGCCTCAAGGCAGAGTCCGCGAACCGTGCGGATGTAGTTAGGATGCATGCTCAGGTTGTACCGAGCCGATTCCAGCTGCTTGTTGATCGTCGAAGGGCTGCAATTCATCTGCTTTGCGATCTCTTTCGCCCGCATGTCCTTTGCTGCGTAGAGGGTTGCCAACAGCTGGCGAGGGGCGAGGCCTTGACCAAGGCGTCCTTGCCATCCGTCTATCTGGATCGTGTCCATGTAGGGGGTCCTTGTGGTTATCAGTCAGCCGCGCCTGCGAGCTTTTCGACGGTGATCCGATATGCAGGCGCGCCATTACAGGTGACGATCAGCGGGCCCTTTGCAGCCAGGACATGCTGAGCAACTGCAGCGCAGGCTTCGCCGGTGACATCGGTTTTGTTGCTAAGCCAGGTCCGCCCATCCTTGGAGATGCCGCCGCAAAAGATGCGGTTGGTCAGCGGGGAGGGCGCTACGTGAAGATTTGCCATTTGCGTTCTCCGGTAGTCATTCAGCTCGTCCATGATTTGGGTGAAAACCAAACCTAATTTCAGCGGCGATTCGCGCTGCCACTGCAGCTTCCATTTCCACAAAACTACCGAGGTGAATAGCTGCGCCGTCGCTCCATATAGTCGCGAACCAGCGACGGTCCTTTTTTCGCCAAGAGACGCCAGGGATTCCGCTTCTGCTATTACTGTGGGGCAGCTTGTTTTTGCAGTTTTGTTGCCTAGTTGCCTTTCGCAGATTTGCCCATCTGTTGTCGTTTCGCACATGGTTGATGTGGTCCACCTCGTCGACTGGCAGCGCTCCTAGCATGTAAAGAAATGCCAGGCGATGGCAGAGATACTCTTGCCCGTCGATATATATGCGGCAGTAGCCATCTCGGTTTCTTCTATCTACAACCGTGCCGGCCTTGCTGGGCCCTCTATCGCAGAGCCTCACAAAAAGCCCCGTTTCCGGGTCGTAGCTGAGAAGCTGTTTAAGTCTTTCCTGAGTTAGCACTGATTGGATCCTCGTGGAGATGCATCCCAAAGCGCCCGCGTTGGCAGGCGCTTCAGTGATGCTTTCCTACGCACCGACCCGCTACTGGCGGCCGTCGGTGCGCTTGTCGCTATGTCAAAGAACTTGGTTCCAGTCGGTCCCCTTTCGGGGGCTGGGAGATCATTTCGCTGATCCCGTGCTAGTCCGGCGAGTCCCCGGCGTTGTGTGTTGCTGTCGGCGCGGTGTTCTGCGCTTCGATGGATTCAAGATAAGCCAATGCCTAATCATTGTAAATAGCTAATGCCTAATTTATTTCACCGGCTTTTTGCATTGCCTAACTAGCGGAACGCTGAATACTGTATATGCGTCCAGTGATAGGGGGTTCAGATGGCAAGGCAAAAAGGAGTGCAGGAGGCTCGGAAGCCGAGCCCGGCAGAGCGTCTGGGGCTGCGGGTGTCAGCGATGATCAATTCGCCGATAGCCCAGCTGGTGCGCAGGGTGACGATTCACCGGCTCGACGATGATCCGCAGGAAGCATGGGATGCGGTGATGGAGATGCTGGCCGAGACGGACGGGCTGAACATGACGTTCAACGACGACGGTACGGTTACGTTGGAGTGGGGCCAGCGGGAGGATGAGGAGGTAGTGATGGATGACAGCGAGCATGAGCCGCAGGAAGAAGCCGCGGCGCCATTCTGATCAGCGTTTGCCGCGCCGCCAGTCCCAGGGCGGGATCGGCTGATCATCGCGCCACAGACCTACGGAACGAGCGCGCGCCTCGGCCTGCTCGAACTCGTAGGCGTGGCGCTCTTCCAGGGGCTGCTCCTTGGCATAGTGCTCGTACCACCAGGCCATGCCACTGGCGAGCTGTGCGCGGCCGGCGTCGAGCGTATGGCCGCAGCCTGGGCAATCGGCAGGCTCAACCCACACCGAGCCGATGATGCGCTTCCAGCGGTCGCGCTTTGTCCAGTGGATGGTCGCAGTCTTGCCGTAGGCCAGATCGGATAGGTTCTGCCTTGAGCGTTCGCCGAATGGCTGCTTGCGTTCGGGCGCGTCGATACCGCGCAGGCGTATCTTCTCTACCTTGCGGCGCCCTGGATCGAAACAGGAGATGGTGTCGCCGTCAGATATGCCGGTGACCTTGCATTCCAGGGTGGCTGCGAGGGTAGGGGAGGAGAACAGCAGAAGGGTGAGGGTGATGCGGTACATGGCGCCTCCGTGCGCATGTGAAAAACCCGGCTCTTGGCCGGGCGTTTTCTCAGTGACGCGCGTCGGGTATTCCCCTTCTGATTTCATGCACTAGCTGGCCATTCGGCAAGTCGGATCGTACTACCCGAACGCCAAGATAACCGGCCAATTCATCAGTCACTTCGTCATACGCCTTCAGCAACTTCGGCGCAGAAGAGCCTGGCGGCTCGGCTATGAATAACGTGTCCAATGCAAGCTTTTGAGCGCTTTGCAGCCGGCGAACCTTGGAGACCCATGCATCGCCATGCTCATAAATCTTTCCGGGCTCATTCTGCCCTAGGAATACAGGCTTGATAGCTTGAATAGCGGCGGCTTCATCCATCATTACGAATGGGAACCTAACGTCGTAATCACTGTTTCCAAGCCTTTGCTCGGTGTAACGCTGCTTTAGATTGGAGGCGGTAAGCAATTGGCCAAGCTGCCTTTCCAGAACCTTCTCCTGATACTCCTTGGTCGCAAAGCTATGATTCACGTAATGCTCAAATAACGCCTCAAGCTCTTCGCTTGTGTTGTCGGTAGTGATGGTGCCAGGCGCACTGAACCGCATCATAGTCTCGCGGGGGTGTATCAGGTGTCGGAACGCGCTGGTGAGCACGCCCATCTCTTGGCGATGCTTTGCAAAAAAACCAGAGAGGCGCACGAACTCCTGGTCTACCTCATTGCGTGCGCGGAGGTAAACCTTGTAGTCCAGCGTTGGGAAGAATCGGGTCACGCGCTGGCGGGTCGGGGCAATCTTGTACCGAAACTCACCATTGCTTGCGAGCAGCACGATTCCAATGTTCACGAACTCACCCGTTTCCGGGTAAGGAAGAAACCTGAGAATCGAGTAGTTACATACGTAGGTCATAGCTGCCCCCAGAATTGTTCTGTCCTGAACCTTTCCAGTATCTGGAGCCTTTCCTGCAAGGTGGGTTCGGTTTCGTCGATCTGATCCGCGTCGCGGAAAATCCATTGTTCCGGCAAAAGGGAGGTGATCCTATCCCAATCGGCGATAGCCGCGTCAAGCAGCGGCATGTATTCCAGACGAGCGAGCATGTCCGCGCGATGAAAGCCAATCTGAGCGCGGAAGACGTGAAATTCCACCATCTCGTGATGCGTTAGCTCACGCTCGAAAGCTGCATTGTGGTCAATGACCACCATCTCACCTTTAGAATCTATCAGCAGGTTCACATTCCCGGCTCCAGACTCACCGAGGATGCGGTCACCATTCAGCAGCAGCCAGTCAAACATTAGCACCTTGCGCTGCAGCTCAACAGGAATTGACTCAAGGTGAGACCACATCAAGTCGGACGCATTCTCCACCTGGAGTGACGCGAACGCGGGGCCACCACCAAGATCCTGCACGTTATCCATGGCACTGAAATCGAGCAGCGCCTGAGGGATATGCATGATCTTCCAGCAGGGTATCGGAAGACCTAGATGCCTACCTATCTCTGCTGCGATCACCTCTGATATCAGCGATGGACCCCCGGCACGGTTAAAGCCCTTCACGAAGTACGTGAGACCATCATCTGCGCGAACGATAAAAGGCCTTACCGAGAGCCCTTGGTCGCTTTGCCTTATGATTTCTTTACCTGTAATGCGTTCAGGCATCGGCGATTCCCTTGCTCTGAGCCTGCTGCTCAATGAATTCCAACCTCACGGCACCCCGACCCTGCCCAGCGACACGCCACCTGCCCTCACATCGCCCCGCCGCGCTAGCGGCATCGGCGAAACCATCAGGCGAAAACTAGCCAGGCGATGAAAGATGCAGCAGCACCAACCATCGTTCCCGTGATAGCAGTAATGCGAACAACCGCAACCAGCGTCGGGCGTCCCATCTCTGCGTAGAAATCATCGATCATGCCAGCATCGAGGCCTCGCTCGATCATGCGATTGGCCTCAGCTCTGACTCGCTGAGACAGGACAAAAAATCCTGTTAAGAACGCTACGAGGTAGCTGGCCAGAAAAATCCATAGGTACATGCTCAATCCTTTCCTTCTGATCAAACCCGAGTGGCTTTCCACACCAGAAGAATTCGCGCCTGGATGTAGGTGTCATCGATCCTGATTTTCTTGGGTGGGTATAGCGTTTCGTTTGCCGAGACCATCAGGAAATGGTCTTCGTCTGCGATCTGCAGGCTCTTGATGTAGAAGTGGCCCTGCCAGGTGAACGCGTAGATCCCGTCACCGGTGTATTCCCGGATGCTGACGTCGCTGATCATCGGGTCCAGATGCTGGATGATCGGCGACATGGACTGCCCGTCACCGCTGATGATCTTCAGGTGCGCCGGGTCTTTATAGGTGACCCCAAGATCGCGCAGCTGCCTCTGGCTAACTGTCACGTCGCGGAACATCTCAGGGTAATCGTGGACGAGCTTTCCGTTACCCATGGCGCCCTGAACGTCGTAGTGCGCAATGCGAATCTCGTCGCCCACCGGGCCAGGGCGAGAGAAATCTGCGGTGATGACATTAGAGGCGGGCTGCTTAGGCGTTTCCTTGGCAGCGGAAATGATCATCTGCCGCGCCTCGTCCGGCAGCCCCTTGCCGTGTTTCTCGAGCATCCTGAGAACTGCATCAGCTGCTGAATCAGCCTTTCCATCAGTCGGCTCAGGCGCGGATTCGAGATTCAGCAGATCGGCGTCATCGCTGGCAAGGCCCCAATGCTCAGGCCCTACCACGTCCGAGAAGTAGCGTATGACCTCGATGAGCTTCGATTTGTCGATACGCCCGGTCTTCACCCATCCCTGAACAGAGGGCGGCTTGATCCCGAAAGCATCACCAAAAGCTTTCTTCGAGACGTTCTTTTTGATTCGGGCGGCCTCGATGGCGGCGCCCAGTTCCGATCCAGTAAGCATTGCCTAATATGCCTTTAGCTATCCATGGTTAGGCAATGGCTTGTCTTGTGATTAGCTAATGCCTTATGCTGTTCTTCAGGTCAACTGGAGAACTCGAAATGACCCCAACTGAAGCGATGGAAGAGGCCGCCCGGCTTGTCGGCGGCAAGGCCGCTTTGGCAAGCCGTCTGGAGGTCAGCGCACCAACAGTCAGTCAATGGTGCTCAGGCGCGCGGCCTGTTCCGGCTGAGCGCGCTTTGCAGATCGAAGAAATCACCGCTGGAAAGGTCCGGCGCGATTTGCTGTGCCCGGCTTTCCCGTGGAAAGCGGCAGCAGCCTGATCGAGGGTTTTCGCATAGCAACGTCCTGTCAGTGGTTTCCATGGATTCCATCTTAGGCAGGCAAGCGAAGCGGCGGTATTGGGCTGGTTTAGCTGTACGGCTATCCAGTACCGGAATTGAAGGCACAAAAAAGCCCGGGGGCAACCGGGCTTCTTCAACAGCACTCATCGAGTGAGGAGACATTAATGGCTAGGGCTAGAAATATCAAGCCAGGCTTTTTCGCCAACGAGCATCTTGCTGAATGCGACCCATTGGCCCGCATTCTCTTCGCAGGACTTTGGTGCCTGGCGGACAGATCGGGGCGACTGGAAGACAGGCCGAAGCGTATCCGCGCAGAGCTGCTTCCATACGACAGTTGTGATGCCGGTGCGCTTCTCGATCAGCTCCAAGAGCACGGCTTCGTCCTTCGGTATAGCCGAGACGGTAAGCAGTTCATTCAGGTGCTCAACTTCAACAAACACCAGAACCCGCATGTAAAGGAGGCTGCAAGCAGCATTCCAGACCCGTTCGAGGCGGAACAAGCACCTGGCGAGGATGGTATCGCTACCGAACCTGACAGTGATGAGCACAGTACAAGCACAGTACAAGCACCAGACCAGTCTGATACTAATCCTGCTGATTCCCTCTCTCTTGATTCTCTGATTCCGGATTCTCTGATTCCTGATCCCGTTACCCCCCAGCCCCCAGAGGGGGAGTGTGCTGCGGTCGAAGGCGAAACAGACGTCCTGTTCGCAAACTTCTGGAAGCTCTACCCCCGCAAAACGGACAAGGCCAAAGCGCAAAAGGCCTGGGCCAAGCTGAACCCTGATCGCCCGCTCTTCGAGAAGATCATGCGAGGACTCGGCAACCACTGCGCCTCTCGCGACTGGATCAAAGACGACGGGCAGTTCATCCCGCACCCCACAACCTGGCTCAACGGCAAGCGGTGGGAGGACGAGGTGAGGCCGGCCGGCACGATCCACCAGTTCCCTGGCCAATCACGTCACACCGACTTCGACAAGCGCGATTACACCGCCGGCCTGACTCAGCGGGAGGATGGCACCTATGCGTTCTGAAGCCGTGAACCTGGATATCGACCCGCTCGAGCGCCGGTTCGGCGTGGTGTCGAAAGAGCTTGCCAGCTGTGCCCAGCACGGCGATTACGCCTCCATCATCAGCCGCAACAGTCCGACGCCAAGCGGATGCCCCGAGTGCGCCGAGGCCACGCGACGTGAGCGTGACCGTGCCGAGCAGGAAGCAAACTTCGCTCGCATCGCTGCAGAGCGGCTGGAGCGCAGGCTTGGTAGCGCAATGATCCCGAAGCGCTTCCAGGGCAAGAACTTCGATGATTACCGCGCCACAACGTCCGGGCAGCGTAAGAACCTGAAGGCGTGCCAGCAGTACGCCGAGCAGTTCCGCGAAAACCAAGAGGCCGGTCGTTGCCTGTTGCTGCTTGGCAAGCCGGGCACCGGCAAGACTCATCTAGCCAACGCGATTGCTGGCCACATCATCGTCAACTGCGGCGCCACGGCTGTGTACCGCACCGTTGCGGGCATCCTGCAGCACGTGAAGGGCAGCTATGACAGCCGCAGCGAGTACACCGAAGCAGAAGCGTTCAGCAGCCTGATAGAGCCGAGCCTGCTGATCATCGACGAAGTGGGCGCAACCAAACCGACTGAGTTCGAGCAGGCAACGCTCTTCAACATCATCAATGGCCGCTACGAAGAGCAGCGCCCGACAGTCGTCGTCTCCAACCTCATGCCGGAAGAATTGCCGGCTGTGCTCGGGGAACGGTGCGTTGACCGGCTGCGCGAAGGTGGCGGCATTGGCCTTGTCTTCGACTGGGAGTCTGCGCGCAAGGGGGTGACTGCATGAGCCTCGTCATCCCAACACTCGCCTGGCTGATCGCGATCGGCGCATGTGCATCGCTGGAGTTTTTGGTTCGAATTCGCAGGGAGCAGAAGTGATGAGCGATTACGAGAATTTGAAGCGGCTGGCTGAGGCTGCGAACAGAGCGAGCGACGGCAGCCCTTGGGCATACGAGGCTCATGGTGACACCGGAGATTATGGTGTCGGCATTCTAGAGAATGACCAGGGCGATTGCGTCCAAGGTCGCCAGGAAGCAGGGCAGATGCTCGTTCTAGAGCCGGTAGCCCCCGAAGTAAACGGACAGGCGTTTGCTGCGTTCATCGCAGCCGCCAACCCCGCCACCATCCTCTCCCTGATCGCCGAGGTAGAGCGCCTGACCGCTGAGAACGAGTGCCTGCGTGTCGATAACTCCAGCCTGCGAGGCAGTTGCAAGGCCCTGGGCGATGAGAGCAAGCACATTGCCCGAAGGGTCCGCGCTCTGCATCGGGCTGTCACGTGGCTTGCATCAACGGGGAGGGGCGTCAAACGACCGGTTTGGCTGGAGCGGATATTGGCGAAGGAGGCCGCATAGATGGCTAACCCAACCTTCCCCCTACGCAACGAAATGGACCGCCAGCGCGCTATCGCCTGCATCCAGAAGGTCGACCTCGACGCCGGCTATGTCTGGACCATGCGTGAGCAGGCCCGGAGCGACGCGCAGAACCGCCGCCTATGGGCAATGTTGCGCGACATCAGCCGCCAGGTTGAGTGGTACGGACGCAAGCTCGACGAAGAATCTTGGAAGCATGTTTTCTCCGCAGCAGTACAGCAGCAGGACGCGGTGCCAGGCATCAATGGTGGCTTCGTCGTCCTGGGCGTATCGACCCGCAAGCAGAGCAAGAAGTGGTTCAACGATCTGTTCGAGGTGATGGAGGCCTTTGCGGTTGAGCACGGCGTGAGGTTCACGACGGCGGATCATTGGGGCATAGGAGCGGCGGCATGACGACCCTGGAAGAAATCACGATCTGCCCGGTAGCAAACCGGAACTTCTGGACCGAGCGGGCGCGTATGAACCTGGCGTTTGCCCGCTATCAAGGCGCCGCCCCGGCTGACGTGCGACTTGAGCTCGCGGCCTTCCGGAAGAACATGGCGCACCGTCGCGCTCAGACGTATCTCACCCGCGGGGAAGTGCAGCTGGAGCTGTTCGGGGAGGCTGCATGACCCGCATCGTCTCCAAGAAGCCTAGCCCGAAGAAATGCCGCAACACCGCCTGCCGAGCTGAGTTCGTGCCGGCTCGGCCGCTGCAGACTGCCTGCAGCGTCGGCTGTGCTATCGCGCTGACCCAGACGCAGAAAGCGAGGGAGTCACGCAACCAAGCCAAACAGGAGCGAGCAGCCCGTCGCGCGGCCCGGGAGCGTATCAAGACCAAGGGCGACTACATGCGCGAAACGCAGGCCGTCATCAATCGATACGTGCGCCTGCGTGATGCGCACCGAGGCTGCGTCAGCTGCGACAAGCCGGCGGACTGGGCGGGCCAGTGGCATGCCTCGCACTTCAGGAGCCGAGGCGCAGCGCCGCACCTTCGCTTCCATCTGCACAACATCCATAAGGCTTGTTCGATCTGCAACAACCACCTGAGCGGAAACATTATGGGCTATCGGCCTGAGCTAGTGCGCCGGATAGGGGCAGATCGGGTAGGGCAGTTGGAAGCCTCACAAGAGCGTGCGAGTTTCACCATCGACTACTTGAAGCGGCTCAAGAAGGTTTTTTCGAGAAAGGTTCGACTAACGGAGGCCCGGCTGAAATGAAGTGCAAGGTCGATGGTTGTGGGAGAGATGCGCCTTACAAGGCTGCTCAGCTATGCCAGAAACACTACTTCCGGATGCGTCGTAATGGGCGTCTTGAGAGGCTTCCAACAAGCCGAAAGCTGAAGGTTTTCACTCCCAACGGGTACGTCCGGATATACGCGCCCGAACACCCGCTGGCCGACAAGGGCGGGTATGTGTTCGAGCACCGTCACGTTATGTGGTCAGTAGTCGGCGCAGCGTGCTGGAACTGTGAGCTATGCGGGCGACTGGAGCAATGGGCGACCTGTCACGTTGATCACATTGATGAAGACCGCCAGAACAACGACAGGGCCAACCTGCGAATCCTATGTCGTGGGTGCAACGTGAAGCGTGGATTCACTGTGGAGAGTCACGCTGGAAAGGGGCAGGCCGGCCTGATTGAGTTCGAGGGTAAGCGCGACACGGCGACCGGCTGGGCGCGCGACCCCCGCGTAAAAGTTAGCGGTGGGGCTATTCGTAGAAGGAAAGCAGCAGGAATGTCCGACTTCGATGCGTTGTTCGCGCCGAAGGTGACTCACAACGGAAATAGTCGGAAATGAAGCGCTACACCATTGAGGAGCTGAAGGCGATGAAGGCCTCGTTCCGCGCAATGACCAGAAGCCTCAAGGGGAGGGCAGCATGAAGAAACGTACCTATGCGGACAAGCCGTTGGGCGATACCGAATACCTGCTCGAGCAATGGGGCTGGTGGCGCATGGATGGGATGGGAGCGCCGCGGTGCATCTCGCCCATGCACGCCCTGATGCGTGACAACGTTGCGAGCAAAACAGACGTACAGGCCTACTGCATATCCGACGACCGCGCGCTGCTGGTGGACAGCGCTGTTGCCAGACTGACCCGTCGAGACCAGCAGATGGGTGACTTTATCTGGTTGTACTTCGGGGCGAAGTGGCCGGCGCTGAGGATTGGGCGGGAGAACGGGATAGGCGAGGCCAAGGCGAGGGAGCTAATCAAAGCCGGGGTGGCCTGGATCGATGCATCACTGGAAGCAGAGGAGAGGATCGCTGCCTAGCTCGGTGATGATGGCAATACGACTGAACGCCGCTCATCGCCTCAATAGGCGGCGCTCGACAAGTCTTGGCTATACCTCAATTGCCGCATCGGCACTTGAGGAGATGAAAATGGCTAAGGAGATCTACATAAACGAAGGTCTGTTCGAGCAGGCTTCGGCCGAAGATATCGCTCTGGCGACCAAGGTCTTAGCGAGCGCTAAGCTCATTGAGGACGACTGGGTGGTGCGACCGTCCAGTTCAGTCCCTAACCCATGCGACTCCGACTATCTTTGCGATCCACCCCCATACATTCCGTTTGGCTTCCCTGGAAATGTAGTGGACGCAATTGGGAAGGCGGCCGGCGACGTAACAAAGGCTGCAGGAGACGTTGTGGATGCACTTGGCGTGCGCGGATTGGCGTGTGACGCGGTTGCAGTGAGCGCTGCTGGCGTATGCAGTGCAAATACGTCTGGCGCTGCGCTAGCGGTTTGCTTAGCTGTCGCGGAAGAAGTCAGGAAAGAATGTCGTAAAGGAGGCTAAAAAAGCTTTCCTCGCGGATAAACTAGTGTTTTCATAGCAGCGTGTTTTGCTGTGAACGCAGCGCGACACAGACAGAAACCCGGCCTCAAGTGCCGGGTTTTTGCGTTTTTGCGCTCGCTGGTTTCGGTCCCGTAAGGTTTGTTTCCAACCAAAAGGCAAAGTAACCACGCGCTTCGATGGCATTGACTGCTTCTTCCACATTCCAAAGTGCGTAGCGGTCGGAAAGTCTGTATTCGCCAACAGTGATCTTGTCGGCCCCGTTCAGCCACTCGTACTGTTCAGGAAATGCTTTCTCGTCAGCGTCGCCTGGAACGACCAGAACACGACCGTAGCGTGTGTTCGCCATGTACTTCAGCTTTACGAATTCATCCGCATATGTCCGCACACGAAGCGGACGTTGCAATGCAGCCAGCGCGGCTTCAACTTGCTCCATCTTGGAGCTATGTAAGAAGTCCACCAGGCGATCGACCTGCATAGGCTTCACGTTCAGCAGGCGAACCAGATCGGCCTTGCGCATACCGCGCTCGACCATCGTGTTCCATAGGTGGATCTTCGCCACGGTCACAGCAGGCAAGCGGACAACATGCTCGTCGGGTTCGGCCGCTGTGGCTGCTGGAATAGCGCGGCGCTGATCGACGTAGAGAGACAAAGTCGTCTCGATGGCGTCCAGCGCTTCGCTAAGCGCGTGTTCTTCGTTATCACCGTAGCTGTTCAGTTCGGGCAGGTCGCGGCAGAACACGGCAACGCCTGGTGCATCGCCAGTTTCGAAGCGGATTGCATAGTCGTACATGGTCACTCCTATGGGTGATCGCACAGCGTTCAGACGTGGCGAAGGGGCTCTCAGAGCCCCAGTTGCTTGATGATTGCTTTGCGAGTCGGTTCCTTCATTTCCTTGGCTCCGTGGTCCGCGAAGATCGTCGAGTTGCCATTCGGTGCAGTGATCTTGAAGTGGCTTCCTTTGCCGGCTTCGAAGGTCACCCCTTGGGCCTTCAGCCATCGTCTGAACTCGCTGTGCTTCATCACCTCATCTCGTTGTTGGGATGGGCTTATTGTACAACAGAATTGTTGTATTGCAACAAAAATGTTGCATTTGCACGCCCTGCCTAACAGCGGGGTTTTTCGTTTCTGGCTCCCGTGTCTTCTTCCTAGCTTCGAGCGGACTGATGCGCACCGAGGAGCCGACTGTTTTGCCCGACCTCCCCGGGCGTTTTATTCCTGGAGTCCCCGAATGGCCGAGCCAACATCAACCGGCGCGCTTGCGGTCGGCATTGCCGGGGCAGGCCTCGCTGGCGTGATGGCCGGGGTCACTCATGAGGCGATGGTCGGATCGCTGTGTGGCGCGCTGCTGTTCTTCACGACCACCGAGGAGCGTCCTGTTCTTCAGCGCCTGATGTTCCTTGTCATCAGTTTCATCATGGGAATCCTGTTCGCGCCGCTGCTGGCAAAAGCTGAGTTCTTCGGCTTTGGCCCGATCGACCTTGCAGGGCCTTCGGCATTCATCTCGTCGGCCATGGTGATCACCGTCACGCTCGCTGCAATAAAACAGCGAAGGGGAACGGAGCAGCCCAATGGATAAATCAATACTGACCTACGTCACCTTGGTGCTTAGCGCCGTGATGTTCGTCCGGATGTTCACGTACAGGCGTGGAGACTCCACGTTCCGCCGCGACGTCTCGATCATGGCCGCGCTGATCATGGCCTGCTGTGGCGCGACGGTGATCTACATCCTCGCCGGTGAGCTTGTAGTGCCGGTCAAGGCCTGGCCCATGGTCCTGCTGCTTGCGGTGCTCACCGCCTCGCTGATGCGGTGCGGCGGCAACCTATCCAAGGTCCTGCGGCATCCGTATGGGTGGGATGGAAGGGAGCGGAGGAGAGGGTGATGCGAGACGACTACCAAGGATTCTGATTTCGGCGGCGGAACGCTTCCGCCATGCAAGAAAAGAAGAGGGCTCCTAGAGCTGATGCAGCAACATCAGCCCTAGGCGCCAACCTGCAGAGCGAACCTGCAAGCCAGCCAAGGCCCCCCGCACTCGCGAGTGCCGGGCGAGCCTAGCAGATACCAGAAGGCTTTGCAGAAGATGAGAGATTGCCGATGTGGCAAGTGCAACAGACTTCTCGCCCGGGTGGGTGAGTACAGCAGTATCCAGATCAAGTGCTCGCGTTGCGGGACCTTGAATCACATGAAGACCGAGAGTCTCGTTACCTCGCCAGTGAGCGACCTCGATGCGGCTAAAGCCGACATTCAAACCAATCGTTGAGGAACGAGCTCATGAAAGCATCCCGTAAATTCTTTGCTCTGGCTGCCCTGGCGGTCGCTGGTGCGGCGTCGCTGCATACTTCGGCAGCCATGGCTGACACTGTCGTCCAGTGCAACAACATTTCGCGCCCGGCCGGCTATCTGACGGTCGAAACTGACATCCCCAACCCTACCTGCGTGACCTACAAGGCGAACAAGTACCAGACTCCTCAAAACGGTCTGACCATTGTTTACCCGGCTGAGCTGCCGACTCTCGACGCGCAGTTCGGGGTCACGAGCGTTACGGGCACGATGTATTCGCCGCGTTACGTGATCGGGCAGATCGTGGATAAGGGCGTTTACTGCGCCTACAAGATGTCTTCCTACAACTACGTTGCGGTATCCAACGGTCACCTGGGCGTGTGTGCAGGTGGTTCGGGCGTGCCCAACTCGGTGAAGATGCACAAGCTGCTGAAGGCCGAGGTCAAGGGCTCGGCAGGATCGCCCGCGAAGCTGACGATCAACCTCAACCCGGCAGTAAGCGGCACCTTCAACTATGCGGTGCGTACCACGGCAACACTGAGCGGTGCGTCCACCAAGGTTGTGAAGACTGGCCTGACTGGCAACAAGGGCTACACGCTGAGTGAGCTGGCTCCGACGCTGGTTACCAAGGCTCAGCAGGGTGCGACCTTCAGCTTCGAAACCGAAGTGTTCGGTGGCCCGACTTCCATGGCCATGGAAACCGTCACGGCTACTGGTGCTCAGCTGATCGGCAAGTAACCGAGCGGTTGTGCAGAAGCCCTGGATCATTCAGGGCTTCCCATTTTCTTCATTGGGTGCTGGGCGAGCTGGTCGGCGCGTGCTGCTGTGTGGGGCAGACGCCCTGTTAAGTTCGCGTTGATCTAGTATCGCTGACGCAAGTAGCGGGCCGCTGCTGGTTAGCTTAGATAGATAGGCGTGACGCAGTGAGCCTGCGGCATCCGGTCAAAAATTGTTGAGTGCGGCTTGGATTTGATCAGCGTACTGCGCCAGATTGTCTAGCTCGCTATCAAGGTGGGTCCCGTTCGCTGGTGCCGCTGCAACCCGCGCGGCGATCAATTCAAGTGCGGCTGCCACCGCAATTGAACGTTTGCGCGCAGGGGACGCGTTCTCATACGAGGCATTTGTGTTGCCGGCTAGAGCCATCGTTGTTTCGCTCATGGAGCTTCTCCTGATCGAGAGGGGTTCAGGCTGACATGATGGCAGATTGCCGTATTTCAATCCCCTGTTCGAAGTTTTCTTGCTGCCAAGAACGCTGAGGCACAGACAATGCCAGTTAGACCTCCGCGTATGTGCGCTGAACCGGGATGCTCGAGGCCGTCCACTCCCGGCTCCCATCGTTGCAGGACGCACCGGGCGCAGGCTGACGCCAAACGTTATGAGCAACGCAAGACGGTTCACCGTGACTACAACCTGCGTCGTGATGAGTCGGACGGTTTTTACAAGACAGAGCGATGGAAGAGGCTCAGCGCTTACTACCGCAAGGTCCATCCGGTCTGCGAAGAGTGCACGCGAGCAGCAAGCGATATCACTGACCACATCAAGCCATACAAGACGCATCCTGAACTCGGCCTGGATTGGGACAACCTGCGCGCCCTGTGTAGGTCTTGCCACAACCGAGTAGGCGAGCGTGTGGGATTAGTTGATTGATCTCGCGGTCATGCCTCCGGTGCGGGGTAGGGCGGGTCAAAAGTCTGTAGAAAATCGGCGCCCGAACGACGGGGGGAGCCAAATTTTCACACCGTCAAAATTAGAAAACCGTTTTTCGAGGATTCAAGATGAGAGGACGGAAGCCCACGGCTCCGCACCTCAAGGTTCTGGCTGGTACTGATCGCCCGGATCGCGAAGTGCCGGACGCTCCAGAATATGACTTGGTTGAAGATTTCCCTGAGTCACCGCAGCACCTCAATGCTGACGGCGCCGAAATGTGGAGAAACCTAGGCCCTCAGTTGGTTAGCGCACGCGTACTGCAGGTCGTTGACCTGTATTCGCTTGAGCAGCTGTGCTTCGCCTGGCAGAGATTCCGCCAGAAGGCGAAGGCGGGCATGGAACTGACTGCATCTGAAGACGGCGCGCTTAAAGCGCTGTTCTCTGAGTTCGGCATGACCCCAGCGAGCCGCCGCAAAGTCGCCTCGGGTGGTGAGAAGCCAGCCGGCAACAAATTCGCATCTAACGGAAGACCGCAGAAGGCATAACCATGGCGAATGATCGCGACTACGTACAGATCGCGATCGAGTACGCCAAAGGTGCAATCGCCGACAAGAAACGCAAGAAGCACGGCAAGCTGATCCGCCAGGCTGCAAAGCGGTTCCTGGATGATCTCAAGCGCGCCAAGAAGAAAGACTGCCCGTTCATCTTCGACACCTGGCATGCCAACGACCCATGCGACTTCATTGAGAAGCTGCCACACGTCGAAGGCAAATGGGATAAGCCAGAGATCGTGATGCACCCGTCCCACATCTTCTTCGTAGTTCAGCTGTTCGGGTTCCGAAAGCGTGAAGGCGAGGAGATCGAAGGGTGGGGATACTTTAGGCCGCGGCGCTTTACCTCGGCATTGTTCGCAGTGGCGCGCAAGAACGCCAAGTCGACGCTGTCATCTGGAATCCTTCTTTACTGCGAATGCTGCGAGCCGGAAGAGGGTGCCCAGGTCATCAGCGCAGCGACCACCTTTCCGCAGGCGTCGATCATCTTCAACACTGCGAAGCGGATGGTTGAGAAAACGGCGGATCTGCGCGATGCCTTCGGGCTCGAGGTATGGGCCAAAGCCATCAGTCGTGCTGAAACCGGCGCCACCTTCAAGCCGATCCATGCCAAGGCCTCGACACAAGACGGCCTGAACCCTTCGCATGTTGGGCTGGATGAGATCCATGCCCACAAGTCGGCTGATCTGCTCAACGTGCTGACGTCGGCTGCAGGCGCGCGCGGTAATCCGCTGTGGCTCTACACCACGACCGAGGGTTACACCAACCCTGGCCCCTGGGCTGAAATCAGGATGTTCGCTAAGAAGCTGCTGGCGGGGTTGTTCGGCAACACTGCCGACCACTTCCTGGTGGTGTTCTACGCAGTGGACGAAGAAGACAAGTCTGCCGGAATCAAGGCTGACGAGGAGTTCGACGAGCGAGTCTGGATCAAGGCCAACCCGCTGATGGATGTGAATCCGCACCTGCTTGCCGCCATCCGCAAAGAAGCGGTCGAGGCCAAGCAGATGCCCTCGAAGCTGGCTGAGTTTCGAATCAAGCGACTGAACCGCCCGGCCTCGACGGCTGATGGCTGGGTCGATCTCAACAAGTGGCAGGCGTGCGGCGGCGAAGTCGATCTCGAGTGGCTGCGGGACTTCCCATGCTGGGGTGGGCTCGATCTGGCGAGTACTTCTGACCTTTGCTCATTCCGTCTGGTATGGCTGGTTGAAGGTGTTTATTACACCTACGGCTGGCGCTGGGCACCGGAGAGCGCGGTCGCGTATCGCACCGAGCGCGGCACGGTCCCGTATCAGTCCTGGGTCGAAGCTGGCCTGCTCAAGCAGACCGAGGGCAACGTCACCGACTACGCGGTGATTGAGGCCGACGTGCTAGCGGTATGTGAGGAATTCAACGTCCAGGCGATCGCCTATGACCGCTGGAACGCCAGCGACCTGGTAAACCGGTTGATGGCGGCAGAGCTGCCAATGATCGAGTTCATACAAGGGCCCCGTTCGTATCACCCAGCAATGCAGGCGCTCGAAATGGCCTACATGTCGGGCAGGTTCGCCCATGGCGGCGACCAGCTTCTGAACTGGTGCGCCTCGAACCTGATAGCGCGGCGCGACGACAACCTGAATATGGCGCCCGACAAGAAGCGTAGCGCCGACAAGATCGATGACATGGCCGCGCTGTTGATGGCGATCGGTGTCTCCAGCGTCGAATCCGAAGAAGCGGATGACGACGACTTCATGAACGCAATACGGAATCCACTGATCGCATGAGCGCACTGACTGCTTTTCTGCTGGCATCGCTGGCCGGCTTCGGCCTGCTGTGCGCTGGCGTCTGGATGCTGGCCGGCACGGCCTGGGCGCTGATCGCAGGGGCGGGCTTTATGTTCTGTATCGCCGGATTCATTCGCAGGGGCATGACCAATGAGTAAGCCCTTGCTGCAAGCGTTGTCGAGATCCGCCGCAACGCCGTCCGCTAGCCTCGGCGGCTGGCTCGGCCGGACGATTCGTCTGACTGATGGTGCCTTTTGGGGGCAGTTCATAGGTGGGCAGTCGAGCTCAGGTAAAACCGTCAGTGTCGACACCGCGATGCGGGTATCCGCCGTCTGGGCATGCGTTCGGCTTATTGCGGAGACTATCGCCACGCTGCCTCTCGGTCTGTATCGGCGGATGCCTGATGGAAGCCGCGCGGCCGACGCTGATCACCCGCTTTACAGCGTGCTCGCTGTGTCGCCAAACGAACACATGAGCCCGGTCCAATTCTGGGAAGCGATGCTCGCCAGCATGCTGCTGCGCGGTAACGCTTTCGCCCATATCCACCGGTCCGGCAATCGTGTTGTAGCGCTGTCGTTCCTGCTGCCGCACCGCATGCGACTAGTCACCGAGAACGGGGTTATTCGCTACTTCTACAGCTTCAGTGATGGAGAGCGAGAGCTTTCAGCGAGTGAGGTGTTTCACATCCCCGCGTTTTCGCTAGATGGTCGGATTGGCTTGTCTCCGATCAGCTATGGCGCCGACGTCATCGGATCGGCGATGTCAGCTGAGGATGCGGCCAACGGCACATTCAAGAACGGAATGATGCCCACGGTCGCCTTCAAGGTTGATCGGGTGCTGAAGCCGGAGCAGCGCGATGAATTCCGCAAGTACGTGGAGACCGTCAGCGGCGCCATGAACGCTGGCAAGTCTCCCGTTTTGGAAGCGGGCGTTACTCCAGAGTCGATCGGCATCAACCCGACCGATGCGCAGCTGCTGGAGACACGAAGCTGGAGCGTCGAAGAAGTCTGCCGATTCTTTCGTGTTCCGCCCTGGATGGTCGGACACACAGAGAAGAACACCAGTTGGGGCTCAGGCCTGGAGCAGCAGGTGATCGGCTTTCTGACGTTCTCGCTCAGCACCTGGTTGCGGCGTATCGAGAAAGCGGCGGTCAAGCAGCTGCTTCGCCCTGAAGAGCGGCTGACGCATTACGCCGAGTTCGCCCTGGAGGGCCTGCTGCGCGCCGATAGCGCCGCTCGCGCCTCGTTCTACAGCACGATGGTGCAGAACGGGATCTACACCCGCGACGATTGCCGCGTGCGCGAGAACCTCCCGCGCCGTGGCGGTAACGCTGACGTGCTCACCGCCCAAACCAACCTTGCACCGCTCGACGCACTGGGGCAAACCAGCGACGGCCAGGCCGCGCGCGCCGCCCTGCAGAACTGGCTAACCGCCGACCACAAGGAGTAACCCATGAAACTGAAAATCCAGTCTCGCGGCCTGCGCAGCGAGCTGAGCCCGCGTGCGCTCGAGAAATGGAACCCGGCCATCCAGGCGGCGGTGGAAAACACCTCCGACACGATCACCGTCTACGGCGTCATCGGCGAAGACTGGTACGGCGAAGGCGTGACGCTAAAGCGGATCGACGCAGCGCTGCGGGCCATCGGCGAACGCGACGTCACCGTCTACATCAACTCGCCAGGCGGCGACATGTTCGAAGGAATCGCCATCTACAACCGCCTTCGCGAGCACAGCCACAAGGTGACTACAAAGGTGCTCGGCATGGCTGCCAGTGCAGCATCGGTCATCTACCTGGCCGGCGTAGAGCGTCAGGTGGCCAGCAGTGCGTTCCTGATGATCCACAACTGCTGGACCTTCCTCGCAGGCAACCGCCACTACCTGCGCGACGTTGCCGATGACATGGAAGAGTTCGACGCGGCCATGGCCGACCTCTATGCCGAAACCAGCGCCCAGCCGGTCGAGACCATGGCCGAGATGATGGATGACGAAACCTTCCTCCGCGGTAAACGCGCCGTTGAGCTCGGCCTGGCAACCGGCCTCCTGGCATCCGACGAGATTACACAGCGGGAAACCGAAGAGACCCAGCAGGCCAATGCGCTCAAGGCGCTGGACGTCGCCCTGGCCAAGGCGGGCATTCCCCGGTCTGAGCGACGCGAACTCTTCGCCAATTTCAAGTCCAGTATGCCTCGCGCTGCTGGCGGGAGCACGCAGAACGCTGCTCCGACCGACAAGCCGAGCGCTGTCGCTCCTGACCTGACCGCGTCGATCGATGCGGTGAAAACCATTCTCTCGCAAATTGGAGGCAACCATGCCTAGCGAAAACTTCGAAGCACAGGTCAAAGAGCTCAACGCTTCTCTGACCAAAATCGGCGACCAGATCAAGGCCCAGGCCGAGCAGGTCGAAAAGCAGATCAGAGCATCTGGCGAAATGCAGGGCGAAACTCGAGCCAAGGTCGACGAGATGTTGACCAAGCAGGGTGAACTGCAGGCCCGGCTGCAGGAAGCCGAGCAGAAGCTGGTGAGCGCCAGCTCCGATCGCGGTAATGGTGACCGCCAGCAGTCTGCCGGCGAGCTGGTTGCCAGCGCCGAATCGATGCAGGGCGTGAACAGCTCCTTCCGTGGCTCGCGCCGTGTGTCGGTACCCCGTGCGGCCATCACTACCGCTACCGGTGGCGCCGTAGTCGCGCCTGACCGCCGCACCGACATCATCATGCCGCCGGAGCGCCGCCTCACCATCCGCGACCTCATCGCTCCGGGTGAAACCGAGAGCAACTCCTACGAATACGTGCGCGAAACCGGCTTCACCAATAACGCTGCACCGGTGGCGGAAGGTGCAGCCAAGCCTTATTCCGACATCACCTTCGAACTGGTGACCGCGCCTGTGCGCACCATTGCCCACCTGTTCAAGGCCAGCCGTCAGATCCTGGACGACGCCCGCGCGCTGCGCAGCTATATCGATGCCCGCGCGCGTTATGGCCTGCTGATGGCCGAGGAACTGCAGCTTCTGTACGGCAACGGTACTGGTGCTAACCTCGAGGGCCTGATGACCTTGGCCGAGACTTACGCCGCTCCCGGCGGCATCACAGTTACCGGCGAACAACGCATCGACCGTCTGCGTCTGGCGCTGCTGCAAGCAGAGCTGTCCGAGTTCCCTGCCGACGGCATCGTGCTCAACCCGATCGACTGGGCTGCCATCGAGCTGACCAAGGACGGCGAGGGCCGCTACATCATCGGCAACGCCCAGGACGGTGCCAGTCCGCAACTGTGGCGCCGCCCGGTGGTTTCGACTCAGGCCATGCAGCAGGACGACTTCCTGACCGGTGCATTCCGCCTTGGCGCACAAATCCTCGATCGTATGGATGTCGAGATTCTGGTCTCCACCGAGAACGACAAGGACTTCGAGAACAACATGGTGACCATCCGCGCAGAAGAGCGCTTGGCGTTCGCTGTGTACCGTCCCGAGGCGTTCGTCACCGGTCCCCTCACTGCCGCTGCTGGCGGCTAATCCTGGCTCTATCGATAACCAACGGCGCCCATACCGGGCGCCGCATTGGAGGACATGCTCGTGGAAACTGACAACCAAGCCACCGGAACACCCGACCCGGCAGTGCCTGCTGCTGGCGCCGCCACTGCCACCAACGCCGCCCCTCCGGCCGCTTCGAATGTGGCCGCATCTGCTGCCGACAAGCCCGCCGCGGAAAAGAGCGCCAAACGGAGAGGCAAGCCTGCAGCCAAGCCGAAGAGCGGGGCTCCTGCCAGCGAAAGCGATGACGCTGCCACCGCAGAAAAGGCCGAAGCCAACCCGCAGACGGTCGAGGTCTGGCCGCTGCGCTCTTACCAGGATGCAGGTGAGATCAAGCGACGGGGCGGCAAGAGCTACACCGTTCCGAAGCGTCACGCCGATGCATTGATCGCGCGCGGCCTGGCCAGCAACAAAAAACCGGCCGCCAAGGCTGATCCCGACAGCGACAAATAAGGAGCCAACCCATGCCCATGCCGAACCTCGCAGACCTCAAGACGCACCTGCGTATTCGGCATGGGCATGAGGACGACGATCTGCAGATGAAGCTGGATGCGGCAGTCGATTACGCCAGCCAATTCATCAACCGCTCCATCCCGTGGAAAGACGAGGAGGGCGCCGAAGTTGAAGTGCCCGGCTCCGTGCGCCTGGCCATCCTCATCATCGCCGCCGAGCTTTACGCCAACCGTGAAGAGTCGGTTGTGGGAACCATCTACAGCAAGATTCCGAAGGCGGAGAACATGCTGCATTTCCATCGCGTTGGCCTTGGCGTATGAGAGCCGGCCGACTTCGCACGCCGGCAAGCCTGCTGGAACTTAGCGCTGATATCCGTCCCTGTGAGCTGGACTGGCTGTGGTGCGGCATCGAAACGCGAGAAAGCGTAGATGCTCCGGCCCACAACGGGCTTCGCGCGCCGGCCAAGATCACCGTCCGCGCTTGGTGGGACGAGCGACTTCGCGCGGGGCGATACCTGCTTGCTGGCGATCGGTTGCTGCTGATCGACGATGTGCGTGATTTCACCGGGCGGCGGGCAGAGGTGGCCATCACATGCAGCGAGCTGGTCGGATTGCCGTCAGAGTTCCGGCCGCTCGAAGGCGTGCCCGTAGCGTGCCGGGTCCACCTCACCCACGAAGCCCCATACCGCGACGACATGGGCCAGACCACTGACTACCGCATCCGCGCTGAGGTGGCGCTCATCGAGGTAGGCCGGCCTCAGCCTGACGACCAGTTACTGGTGGGTGGGGCGCTCTACAGCGTCAGCACCTACGCCGACGACTCAGATGATGGTGTTGTGAGGGGCTTATGGCTGGATCCGGTGGGCTGAGGATAGGTCTGCGCCCCGAAGGTTTCGAGGCTGCAAAGCGGCAGCTTGAGTCGATAGGGCGAAAGGTTGAGCCGGTTCTGCGGGGCTCGCTTGATACCACAGCAACCGAAACCCGAAAGCGCCGCTACACACCTTACATCGCTCCGATGTTCAAGGGGCGCAGTTGGGTGAACAGGAAAATCATCATCAAGCGCGTCAATGCCTTGAAGGGGCGATTCGATGCGCGCCTGATCCCGAGCTCGGCCGGTGTGTACGTGACCGAGTACAGGCGCTGGGGCTACCAGGCAATTGATGCTACGCGCGCCCGCATCTTGGTCGGCAGCTTCAAAGGGCACAAGGTCGCCGCCGGGTTCGTGAACCCATCAAGCTTCGCCCGGCAGCCATTGGCCACGCGAAGCAGCGTGACCCGTTACGTCAAAAAACGCGGTAGGCGTTTTACCTACAACTACGGCGCGGGCCCCAGTGGACTCATGACGGCCATGGGACCGTCGGTTGCCTGGTTTTTCAAACGCCTCACCAATGTCACCACGGTCCGCTGGGTCAACCGGCGGCTCGAGCAAGAGTTTCAACGCCGCATGCGCCGAGAACTTTCCAAGGGGGCTCGATGAGCAAGGTGAGCGAAATCAGCAAAGGGCTACGCGACAGGCTGGAACAGATCAACCCATCCAACGGCTACCTCACGCAAATTCAGCGCGTGTATGGCCCCACCGATAAACCGCGTGACAAGGCGCCGATGCCGCTGGCGCTGATTCGCCCCCAGGCAGACACCAAGACGAGTGTCGCTGGCTTTCAGGCGACACGGGTGCGCACCTATGAGATCGAAGTCCAGTTCGCCAAAAGCGCGGATGAGGCAGAGCTATCGAATGCGCACGTCGACATCCTGCGCGCCCTCGGCTTTGGCCAGGATCAGCCCGAACGTAAATTCCCCGGCCTGCTCGAGGACGAAGACCAGGCCGAATTTCGCTTCGCCACAGAAGGCGAAACCACCCACAGCATCACCCTCACCATCGGCGTGCTGTACGTCGAAAGCTACAACTGACGGCCGCAGGCCAGGAGAACCCCATGAGTCTGATGAACTACACCCAGCTGTTTCGCGGCCCGCTGTTCGTTTCGGCCTACCCGGGCTGGATCTTCGAAGAAGTCTTCAAGCTGCAGAACATCACTGCCGAGCCGACCACCTCCGAGATCACCATCGCTGATCCGACCCGCATCGGACTGCCGCCGCTTGATAGCGTGACCTCCACCAGTGAAATCAACCTCACTGGCGAGGCCGTCTCGTTCAGCCCTCGCGCCGCCGCTATCGCCATGTACGGGTCCGTTACCCAGGTGCCGAGTGGAACGGTTACGGGAGAGGAGCATGCAGCCTTCATCGATCGAGCCATCATGCTCGCTAACATCCCGCTGGAGGTGACCGCCGTCACCAGCGAAGACGGTGCCACCACCTACACCCGGAACGTCGATTACGCGGTCGGTCCGTTCGGCATTCGCATCCTCCCAGGCGGCCCGCTGGCCACGGCCATCGCAGCGGAATCGCCGGTTCCTGGCGAGCTGCCGAGCCTGCCGATCCTCGTGGACTACAGCTACCCGACCGTGGACGTCATCAAGCCGTTCACTACTGGCCAGCGCTTCTACCGAGTGATGACCGGCCAGACCAACGAAGGGGGTAACGGCGAGCGCCGCCGGATCCAGTGCTTCTACTGCAAAATTGCCCTCAACGGCGGCATCCCGCTCAACCAGGGCGCCGAGTTCGGCGTCATCCCCGTGCAGATCAAGCTGCTGGCGGACCCGAACATCATGGATGAAGGCGAGGCCGCCATGTGGCAGTGGGAAGTGCAGAACACTGCGGTGGCTTAAGCGCCCTAGACCAAGCCCATCCAAGTGGTGGGCTTTGGTGATGGCGCCGTGATATGGTTCCCAAAACCGAAGGGGAGGGAACCTGATGCGTTTTTTCGGCTTCATCCTGGCGGCGGCGCTGCTTTCCTCGCAGGCCGGAGCGGCCACAATCTTCAAGTGCGTGGATGCCGCCGGCAAAGTGACTTTTACCAAAGGCCAGAATTGCCCGGACAACACCGGACTGGACGACGTGGTCAGGGCTCATAACCCCAGGATCAGCGGCAGCAGTGCACCGGTTCAAATGGCCCAGCCTCGCGTGAATGCAAGCCCGTCAGCTGCTGCTGGTGAGCATGGCGCTTTACAACCGCAACAAGCCCCTCGTCGCGGCGTCGCGGTGGTTGGCGGAAGTGCTCCGGGAGTTGAATGCGATACTGGCTTGTCTGATCGCGACCTGCGCACCGCAAAGGTCCGCGGTGAGATCGTGCCTGGCATGTCGCGCAAGGATGTCGAGAGCATCTACGGCAAGCCGAATCGAGACGGAGGCGCCCGAGGAGCCGGCACCAGTACGTACTGGAATGATAAGTATCTCGACGTCACCAGCGTTAACTACGATAGACGCGGGTGTGTCCGTTCAAGTTACCAGTCTGGCCACAAGAACTGAGCGGAGGCATGTCGATGCAATGCCCGAAATGCGGCTACGAACCAACGATGGCAGAGATGCAATCGAACCCGGGGCAGTGCGCGAGCTGCGGCATCGTTTACGAACAATACGACGGCCAGGCGCATGCGGCAGAGCGGAGGGCAAGGCGTCGGCCATGGTTGCTGTCTGCGGTGGGGCTTTTCGCTGTTGTCGCGCTGATTGTGGGCGGCTTTAAGTTTTATGCTCATCGGCAAGCGATCGAGCAAATCGACATGCAGGTAAAGCTTGCCACGGCCTACGTCGAGCAGATGACCGCTGTTTCTTCTGGAGCGGCCTCGATGACATTCGGCGAGCTGTTTTCAAAGGCTGATCGTTTCATTGCGGAAATCGACTCAGCACTGGTCAAGGTCAGCATCGTCGAACCACGCCTGGCAGAAGCTGAAGCGGCACGGGCTTACATGAAGGCCGGCCAGGAGGTGATTCGTAATATCTCGGGGTCTGCGCGATCAATGATGGAATTTGGAAACGCCAAGGACAGGGAAGAGCGTGCGAATGAAGACGCTATGTCGTCGAATTCGTACCGCCGTGAGCGAGCAAGCGAGACAAAACTTAAGGCCTTGGATGATCAAATCAAGGCGCTGGATTCATTGAAGGCCAAGCAGGAGGCTCTTCGAGCAAGCGCGAAGGTGATGTTGACGGCGCAGGGTAGCCTTGGGGCGCTCAGCGCTTCTTCACTGTTGAGTCAGGATCTACAGGCGAGGCTGCTTTCAGAAAAGTAGCCTCGCGCATTTCAATAACCCGCTCCGGCGGGTTTTTTATTGCCTGAAGGAAAGTCCATGTCCGAACTATCCATCCTGTTTCCCGCGCCAGTCACCGTAGAGGTGATGGGTCGTGACGTGAAGATCCTGCCGGTGAAGCTGCGCCACTTCGAGCAATACGGAAAATCGGCTGGCGCGCTGGTGGAGTTGTTCAGTTCTGCCAGTGTCCAGAAGATCAACCGCTATGCCGCGACGCACAGCCGCGAGCTGCGCCAGGTGCTACTGGCCACAACCAGCCTCAAGCGGTGGCAACTGTGGTTCCTGCCGGCGACCGTCTGCGTCCAGCTTCTGGTGGAGGTTGTGCGGGTGAACTCCAGTTTTTTCGGCGAAGCCCTGCCGGCAATGGTCAGGGCGCTGAATGGGGCTCAGTCCTCCAGCGACTGATTGGGGCGGGTCACGCCCTCGCGGAAGTGCAGGACTACAGCCTGCCCCAAATTGAAACCTTCCTGGCTGCCATCGATAAAGAAGACCGCGCCGCTAACCGGGTCTCGCTCATTGCTGCGCGAGCGGCCAACGTGAAGCCTGCCGATTTCAAACGCCTTATGAAGGACTTCTGCTGATGGCCACGGTCAAGACACAGCTTGTCATCGACGGGAAGAACAATTCGAAGAAAGCGTTCAATGAGGTCAATAACCAGCTCGATAGCATGAACAAGCAGCTGGCTACGGCCGGCAAGGCCATAGTTGCAGCGTTCTCGTTCTCCGCCTTGACTGGTGCTATTCGTGGCATCGCTACGGCGGCGGATTCGTATAACCTGATGAACGCGCGCCTCAAGCTGGCGACCAGTTCGCAGGAGGAGTTCAATACCGCTCAAACCGAATTGCGCAGAATTGCAGTTGCTACGCAGACGCCGCTGGAATCATTGGCTACCCTTTACGGCCGCATCAGCCGCCCGCTGAAGGAAGCCGGCCGCAGCCAGAAGGATATTCTTGCAGTCACAGAGGCAGTTGCGACGTCGTTCCGGGTTTCCGGCGCCAGTGCGCAAGAGGCTGAGAACGGTGTCATCCAGTTCGCCCAGGCGCTCGGGGCGGGAGCACTGCGTGGAGATGAATTCAACAGCGTAGCCGAACAAGCGCCGCGCCTGATGCAGGCACTAGCCGACTCGCTTAATGTGCCGATCGGATCCTTGAAGGAGATGGCCGCGCAGGGGCTGCTGACTGCCGATGTGGTGACTTCTGCACTGGTCGAGCAGCTGGCTGTGCTGCGAACAGAGGCGGAGAGCCTGCCGGAGACTGTTGGCGGTGCGATGACTGCATTGTCGGATCGCTGGAACGAAGCGATCGGTCAGGCGAATGTTCAGCCGCTGATCGATGCGATCAAAAGCCTGGGCGATACGCTGAGTGACCCGGTAGTGGTAGATAACCTGGTGGCGCTGGCTTCAGCCCTGGCGACACTTGCCGGCACAGCGGTCGATGGCGCCTCCGAGTTTGTGGACCTGGGCAAACGCATCGGATATGTCGCGGCGAATGCTGCTGGAATGGTCACTGAGTTGGATAAGGTCGATCAGGAGATTGCCGACATTGATCGCAGCTTGGCCGGTACCGGGCTGAATACTACGCTCGCCGGCATGTGGTTCAGTGAGGACGAACTGAAAGCGAAGCGGGAGGCGCTGGTCGCCTTCCGTGCTGCGATAGTCGAGCAGCAGACCGGCATGAATACTGAGCTTAGCGCCGCCGCATCCGCTGCCGCCGCTCAAGCAGAGGCGGAGCGGGAAAAAGAAATCAAGTCTCGCAACGCCTACATCGCCGAACTGAAAACCCAGCAAGAGCGCATGGTGACTGCCGCCGAGAAGGCCGCGAAGGATTTGGTCGCCGCCGAAAAGAAGGCCAACGCCGATCTGGAAAAAGTCCGTGACGATCGCGTGAAGATCGAGCAGCGCTACCAGGAAGCGCTGGCCGGCATGAACTCCGGTGGCGAAGCATCCTACGGCGCGGCACAAGCCCTGAAGGTGGGGGCGCGTGAAGCACTGCGAGCCGGCGACGTTGAGGGCGCGCAAGCTCAGGCGCAAGCTGCGCTGAAGATGCTCCAGGATCTGCAAGCCGCTGGCGAGAACACCTATGGCTTCGGAGGCTTCATCGGCGAACTGCGCGATATCGAACTTGCTGCGAACGACATCGAGCAGAGCCGCGCGGAGCAGAAGATCGCCGACATCAAACAGGAGATGCTGAATCTCAAGGCGGCCGCTGCCGCGCTTCAAGACATGCCCGTCAGCGTGAAAATGGACGACGCAACGCTTGCCCAAGTGCAGTCGGCGCTTGATGCGCTGGCCAAGCGCGAGATCATCGTCAAGGTCGGTGCGCAGTACGACTTCAGCCAGCCCTACACGCTGCAAGATCCCGGTCCGGCGCCCCAAGGTTTCGCCACTGGCGGCTTGATCCGGGGCCCTGGCACTGGTACCAGCGACAGCATCCTGATGTATGGCTCCGACGGGGAATACATGATCAAGGCAGCTGCCGTGCGCAAGCTGGGGTTGCCGATTCTCAACATGCTCAACCAGGGAATCTTGCCGCCGAACATTCCGCGCTTCGCTGACGGCGGCCTAATTGGCGCAGCTTCCAACATGCAACCGGCGGGTCCGCAGAATCTCGGCACGCTGGATATCAGCCTGGGCAGCGAAACCTTCCAAGTGTTTACCAATGCACCTCAGGCCGACCAGCTGCGCATCGCGGCCAAGAAGTTCGGACGCACCCACCGCTAACCGTTCCGGAGCACTGAATGCCAATCCCCCAAATCATGCTCGGCGGCGTGCCGATCGTGCCGCACGCCGGTGCGCCTGAAGTAAGTGTCGGGCCCATCGGCGGCAGCACTGTGCTTCGGATGAGCGACGGCGCCGGCGTGAAGATGCAGCACTGGCAGAAATCGGCCGGCAGCATTTCCGGCTCTGGCTGGATGCCGCCTGGTCTGGCGGGCCTGAACTACTCGCAGCCGCTGGAGCTGCGCAGCACCAAGGTCATCAACCACGTCGGCGCCGGTCCTGAATTCGCGCTACAGCACACGCCGCGCCCGGACATGGCTCCATGGGCTCAGGCGCTGGTCGGTGGCCGGTGGGTGCGCGTGCCATGCATCTATGCCGATGGCGTGGTCACGATCCCGCCGGTACCGGGCGCCACGCTGTACCAGGCCTGCTACATGCCGGTCTTCTCCGTATTTGCTGAAGCGCCCGCAGAAACACAGGGCACAGCACACGGCTGGTCGCTCAACTGGGAAGAAGCCTGATGCTCAACGGATCGCCCCTCAACGCCGGGCCGCTCAACAGCCTGCCGGGCGGCGCCGCCGAGCCCGAGTACGTGGTGCGTGGCCAGGCCTTCGTGTGGGCACTGCGGCTGCTGGTGGCCGGGGCAGATGTCACTGCCCAGCTCACCGGTACCGTCACCGTCGACCGAGAGGAGGGCGCTGCCGGCATCGCCGGGTTCGATCTGTTCATCGCGCCCGGTGTGCCGGTGGTGCCGACGGATTGGATCGGCCGCACCGTCATCCTGGATTACATCAGCACGTCCTCCGGCGAAACCACTGAAACCCGGCGTTTTACCGGCCAGATCAGCAGCCCGACCTGGAACCCCATCACGCGCCTGCTCAGCTGCGAGTGCAGTGACCAACTGCAATACCGGGTCGAGGCCATGCCCATCGCCGCGATCGATGCGCTGGTGGGTGGTTACTGGTCGGCGGACCTGTACGAGCCAACGACCGGGCGCAGCCATTGGGACTATGCGCTGGAGCGCATGAGCACCCGGGCGGCCAGCCTGGATTGTTCGCCTACGGGCGCGTTGCGGGTCACCAGCTGGTATGCGCACCGGCCAGACTTCGTGTTCGGCCCGGGTACCACGCTCTACCAATCGGTCGAAGTGGAGCTGGCCGAGCTCGGCAGCATCACCAATCGGGTGGAGATCGAGGTCAGCTACCGCTACCCGCGCCTGCAGCAGCTGATCGAGAGCTACAGCTGGTCGCACCCGCACGCACAGGGCGCCCTTGGGGGCTTCTGTAGCTGGCGCGTGTGGTCTACCGAACTGCCTGATACCAACATGATCGAGGGCGCGGTCACCGACGCCGGCCTGACGATGATCGGCAGGGTTGGGGGTTTCCAGCTTCCGCTTACGATGAGCGACCCCTGCGGTGATGGCTCGCCATGGGTTAACACCGTTGAAGGGCTATGGTTGCAGGCGTCTGCATCGGGCGGGCGTCGCTGGGTGCAGACAGTGACAGAGTCCTACACTCTTACGCTCGCCACTGCCGAAGGCGAAGACGCTGCTACGCAGCGCATCAGCCGGGACAGCGCGAGCTTCGAGATCGAAAGCGCCCGGGCCGATGAGTGGGAAGGCTCCCTGGCCACCGATCGAAATGCCGAGCCGGGCGACCTGTCGGACGAGGCCCGGCGTGTGGCAGCCCTTCGCTGCCTGCTGCATCGGGGCCAGACTGAGATCGTCGCGGCGCATCGTGGCACAACCGTCAGCTGGGCCGTGCCGGCCAGCCTGGCGCTTGGCATAGACCTCACGCACACGCTGTCGCTCGATGATCAAGGCGCTCGTGCAACCGGAAAATGCCGGCGCATTCGTGACAGCTTCGACCTGGCCACGGGCGAGGCGGTGACCACGCTGAGCATCGCTGTGATGCGCGGCGGCGGCATCAGTGACCCGCTGGTGGTGCCGGGCGCACCTGACACCAGCCTGCCGCCGCTCACCGGCCTTGGTGGTGCGCTGCCAACGCAGCTGGGCGGTCGGCAGTTCGATCCCTATACCGGCTTCCCCATTGGCCCCTACGACGAGGACCGCATGGGCTTCGCCGGTAACTACTCGGTCAACGACAACGAACCCGCAGAGCACTACCCGCGGCGCTTCGACCTGGAAGCCCGCGAGATACCGGCCGAGTACCGCGACGAGCGCACCGCGAGCGCCGAAGCGATCTACCGCGTCGGCATACCGAACGACCTGCTGGAGTTATGAGATGGCGATGAGTAATGAAGCCAGCCGCCGCGCCTCGGGCGCAGCCATGGAAGCGAGCCGGCGCAACGGTGGCGCAGCCATGGAGAAGTCTCGCCGCCAATCAGGGCAGGCTATGGAGTCCAGTCGGCGCGCGGGTGGTGACGCCATGGAAGCACGCCGGCGCGGCAAGCAGGTGGTCGATGACATCAACAGCCTGGCCAATCCGCCCGCCAACCGCAAAACCCTGCGTACGGTTGACCCGGTCGGCGCCGCGCCGGCACGGCGGGGCAGCGGCGTGTACCAGCCGCCGGCCAGCTCAGGAAGTGGAGGCGGCATCGCCAGCCCATTGGTCGAGGTTCCGAATTCCCGCGAATACCATCCGACCGTATTGCGTCCCTCAACGGACGGAGCGGTATTTTTTGAAGTTCGCGTGGCGAAGAAGGTAACCATGACTGACGCCAACGGCGCTCAGGTAGTGATGGAGTACAGCAATGTCAATTCCTGACTTTGCCGCCAATGAGGAGTTGGCTTCGTTCGGGTTTCCATGGCATGGCCTGTTCGTTGCGCCAATCGATGGCCCTTCGTACGTGCAGCTGCCCAGTGGTCGGCGGATTTTCTCTGACATGTTTCGAGCGCAGATCGGCTCGAACACCTATCTGGTCGACCTTGGCCTGCCAGAGCCGGCCACGCAGCCGGACGACCCGGAGGCGAGTCTCTGGAATACCTTTATCGGCTCCGCGGAATTCATTTCGCCTACGTCGGGGCTCCATGTATGGGGGGCAACGGAAGTCGTTCGCCGTGTTCGGACCAGCGCCGGATTCAACACCCCCGTCATCAGCGTCACCAACTACCCCGCGGCGGGAGGTCGGGCGGTTAGAGTGCGCGCCAATGTCCATGCATACCCTAGCCCGCAAATGGAAGTGCATCTGACCGCTGCTGAACTAGGGGGCCTGGTCGAAAAGTACTCCATCCAACGGCTGTTGGACGTTACGCCAGACGGGCGCCGCTGGATAATTGCGCTGCAGTTCACCGAGTCATACCCAACCTATCCCTACGCAATACGGGTCGAGGTGACGCCGGACGAGGGGCTGGGGGTGATCATCGAGGTAGCCTTCTCCGAGGACTTCGACTCGATGTCTGCGCGCGTGCTGGCCACTTTCGAGGACTGCCGCCAAGGGCGTAACGTTACAGGGCAGGATGGCGGGGAGCTGAGTCAAGAAACGCTGTGGCTTACCAGGGAAAACGGGACCAGTCCATGGGTAGAGGCGGGCGCATCAGAGCCGCCAACCCCTCCCTATACATCGCCATCGGAAGGAGGCGAAGGCCCTTGGAAAGTGGGTATATCCAGTGTGACCGGGACTTCCACCGCAACGGCCTCGCGTGAGGTTGCGGCATCGGCATGGTACACGCCTGAAGGGGTGGCCGAAGTTGTGTGGCTTAAAGTCTCAACCACCAAGTCAGTGGCTGTCAGTGCGCCCACCGAGCGAACAGATGTGCAGCAATGGTGGAGCCCATACGTTCGGGAGTACCAATACGAGGCGCAGGTAAGGTTTGGCTCGGGTGCGTACCAAACGTTTTTTTCGGCCAGCCACGTCGAGGACAAGAGTCCGGAGTCAACGACTTACACCTCTCGATTTTCATCAGTCGATAAGACCGAAACGCAGGCGAATCTCCCGGTATCAGGAAGCGACCCTCGAGGCGAACTGTTCTACGGGACGGCCGGGCAAACCCACGATGGCGCCCCTCTGGCGTTCGTCATCGGCAGCGGCAGATATACGTTCAGGATTCACGCGCTCCATCGGTCCAGTAACAAGGTCCTGTCGTCTGTGCTGCAGCAGTCGTCGGATGGTTTTTTCGGCTACGCCGTTGGCCCAGCCATCACCCCGGCCGGCGTCGACGGAGGGGCTGTTGCCACGGGCAACCTGATCCCCGGGCACAACCGCAACGCCCCTGATTTCGACATCAACCTCTGGAATTACCACCGCACGTTCGCCAACGGAGCTTACAACCCTGTGTCCGGGGAAGTAGAGCGCCAGAGGCTCGGCGGCGCGACCTTTACCTGGGTATAGAAACCATGAACTTCATAAACAACTGGCTCCGGGAAATCACCCTGGAGCAAGGCGCTGAATCGTGCCCGCTGGACTTACCCAGCGGCGACTACCGCCTGACCCTGGCTGACGCGGCGAGCGGTGCGACGCGCTGGGAGATCGTGGACGCAGTGGTGCTGGGCGGCGCCGCAACCTTGGTCCGTGCGCGGGAAGGGACCGCCGACCAGGAATGGCCGGCAGGCAGCGTGATCTACTGCGCTGTCACAGCCGAGACCCTGGCGTCCATGGCGTCGGGCGGTGGCGGCACCGACGACACGCTCGTCGAGATGATCACCGAAGAACCGCACACGTCGTTCTTCGGCGCACCAGCCTCGGCACCGGCGCGCGTAGGGCAGCGGTGCTTGCAGATGATCGATAACGGCAGCGCCTGCGAGTGGGTTGCCCATACCGATTGGGAGCAAGTGTTGAGGTGGGCGCGCCTGGTCCTGCCGTTGCGCGATTGGGGCGTGCTGGTGCCGGACATCCACACCCATACCATTGGCGCTCAGGACAGGGCTTATGCCGCGACCACGGACCGTGGTGCGGAGAATCCACGCTCGGTAACCGTAAACCTGCCGGCGCTGGTGGAGGGTGTCTACGAGGACGCCTTCGCACACGGCCCGCTGCCGCTGGTGTTCACAAACTGGAGCCAGCAGACATGGACCCTCCGGTTCGATCCCTCGGCGTTCTGGGTTGATGGGCTCGCCTACGAATTGCTGCTCGAAGGTTTCGACAGGCTCGGCCTTACGGTGAGCCAGGAGGGGATAGACGACCGAATTACCGTGGTGACGCTGCCAGCAGAAACCCAGGTGTGGATCGACGCTGCTGGTTGGGCGGGTCCGCCCGGTGGAAACTATGAGAACTTCGGGCTCAATCTGACAGCCCGACCGATCAGCCTCTACCTCTGATCATCACGCCTCAGTCCAGCCCACTCCGGTGGGCTTTTTTACGCCCGGAGTTTTCCATGCAACCCGCCAAACTCGATCTGCACATCGTGCAGGGCGCGACCCTGCGCGACACCCTGCGGCTGATGCAACCGCGCCTGGAATACCGACCCATCACCGCCATCGGCGGCTCGCCGGTGCGCCTCACCGTCGACCATGGCCTGCCGGGTAATTGGCTCGCCTGGGTGGAGGGCTCGACCGGCCTGCAGGGCCTCAACCGCTCCACCCGCGAGCGACCGCACCGCGTCACAGTGATCGACGAGTCGACGCTGGAGATCAACGCGCTCTCGGCGTTCGGCCTGGCGCCCAGCGGCGGGCAGCTGATCTACAAGCCGCCCGTAGACCTTACCGGCGCGGCGGCCCGCATGCAGATCCGCGCCGGCATCGGCGGTGCGCTGCTGCTGGAGCTGACCACCGAGAACGCCGGCCTGGCCATCACCGGCCCCGGCACGTTGGTGCGCACCCTCAGCGCCGCGCAAACCGCCGCCCTCACTTGGACCGAAGGCGTGTACGACCTCGAGGTCGAGTACGCCGACGGCACCGTGCAGCGCTACCTGCAGGGCAAGGTCACCGTCAGCCGCGAGGTGACCACATGAACGTCGCCATCTGTGGTGATCCCGAAGTGCTGGTCATCGAGGCCGGCGCCGAATACGCCGTGGCGCTGGAGCCTGAGGCCGAGACGCTGGTCGTCACCGCCGGCGAGCAAGGCCCGCCCGGGCGCAACGGCACGGACGGCGCCGCCATCAGCCCCGACACCGATAACCAACTGACCAACAGGCCCAACGGCCTCTACGTCCCCCCGCAGTCGTGGGAAATCAACCACTGGTAAACAGGAGGCCACATGGCCCAGGTCAAGTTCTACAAGGTCACCACGCTGCCCGGCAGCCTCGAAGCCAACGCCTTCTACTACGTCGAGAACGGCAACTACGCCGAAAGCTACCTCACCAATAACGCCGGCGAGGCACGCGCCGTAGGCAACACCGCGATGATCAACGCGCTGATCGACGCCGCACTGGCCAACTGGTCCGGTGCTGCCAGCACGGTTTCCATCGTGCCGGACGTCGCCGCCCGTGACGCCTTGATCGCCACCCTCGAAGCCAACGCGATGATCTTGGTGGTGGACGCCACCGGTGACCCGACCGTGACCGCTGGCTCGGCGCTCTACGCCTATGCGTTCGATACCGAGACGACCTACAAGATCGCCGAATACGAATCCATGGACGTGGTGCTCCAGTGGAGCGACCTGCAAGGCGGGCCCACCAGCACGCCGGCGCAGATCGACAACGCCGTCAGCATGGCCCACAGCCACGCCAACAAGGCCACGCTCGACAAGCTGGGCGAGGACGCCGAGGGCCTGCTGTTCAACGGCGTAGGCGTGGGCAGTCGCTGGGCAACCACTAACTGGTGATCGCATGGCCACAGTAAAACATCACAAGGTGGTGGCCGCGCTGCCGGCCGAGCTGGAGCCCGATGCCATCTACTACGTGCGCGCCGGGCAGGGGCACGATGTCTACGTCACCAACGGCTCGGGCATGATCGTGGGCTACCCCGCCAACGCGGCGCTGGGCCTGGCCGGCAAGGTGGACAAGGCCGAAGGGCAATCGCTGATGACCGATGCCGAGCGCGCGAAGCTGGGTGGTATCGAGGCGGGCGCCACGGCCAACGCCACCGACGCCCAGCTGCGTGACCGTTCCACCCATACCGGCACGCAGGCGATCAGCACCGTGACTGGTTTGCAGACGGCGCTGGACGAGAAGATCGACACCACGGAGCGCGGCGTATCCGGTGGCGTGGCCACGCTGGACGAGTTCGCGCGCATCCCGGCCAGCCAGCTGCCGAGCTACGTCGACGACGTGCTGGAGTTCCCGACCCGCGACGACTTCCCCGCAACGGGCGAGGGCGGGAAAATCTACATCGCCGTCAATCAGGGCACCCAGGCGAACCCCACGCGCCAGTACCGCTGGGCCGGCTCCGTTTACGCGGAGATCAACCCCTCGCCGGGCACCACCGACGCGCTGGCCGAAGGCTCGACGAACCAATATTTCAGCGAGCATCGGGTGCGGAACACGTTGCTGACGGGGCTAAGCCTCGCCGTGTCCACGGCAGTCACGGCGGCGGATACCGTGTTGTCGGCGTTGGGCAAACTGCAGGCTCAATTGGGGCTGAAAGCACCCCTGGACTCGCCGGCATTCACCGGCAACCCGACCGCCCCGACGCCGGCCGCGACCGATAACGACACGTCGCTGGCCACCACGGCGTTCGTGCGGGCGGCGATGGGGTTGTTTGGGCTTGGGGTCTTAAGGGTTAATTTCACTGCTGACGTTGACGCGAATACACTTGTCACCACGGGTTTGTTCTACGTGCAGGGAACGAACCTGCCTGGAGGAGATGCAGGCAGTTGGTTCCTAAGAGTCGATGGGGCAGATAATACTAGTGGCCGAGTAACCCAAGAGGCGGAGCGGGCTAACTCGACAGTAGAGCAGGGCGTGCGTATCTATCGGCGGCGCGCCATTGGCGGAAGCTGGACCCCCTGGCAAGAAATATGGCACACCGGGAACCTCGTCAAGCAAACCTCGCCAACCGACACTACTGCCGGAGCAATGATGGCGGTGGGTGCGTTTGGGCTTGGGGCTACCGTCTCATCCGCTGTCAATGACGCCAACACAGCCGTTACTGGGGGCAAGTATGTGTTACCAAGCGCAGCTGCAAATAAGCCGGATGCGGTTAACGCAGGTTGGACTCTGGATGTAACGGCGTACACCTCCAGTTTTACGCGACAGGTGGCAAGCCGCCCTACTACAACAGGTCTACTTGTATACGAACGCTGGCAGAACGGCGCGGACAACTGGCTGCCTTGGCAAGAACTCTTCCACACCGGAAACTTCGACCCCGCCGCCAAGCAAGACAAGTCGTCGGTCATCGGCACCGCCACAACCCGCACGCTAGCCCTGACCGACGCCTGGAACTACGTGCGCCCCGGCACGACGAGCGCCATCACCCTGACCGTTCCGACCAACGCCTCGGTGGCGTTCGAGATCGGGACAGAAATCACCATCCGCGCACTCGGCAACGTCACCCTGGCCGCCGCCAGCGGCGTAACCCTCTACGCGCCATCGGGCGGCACGCTCAGCATGACAGCCAACATGACCGTCACGCTCAAAAAGGTCGGCGCGAACCTCTGGGACGTGATCGGCCAAACGGTGGCAGCATGATGCCCGGCGTGGTGGCGGGGTTTCCGCGCAAGGCAGCACAGGCGAGCATCACCCTTGTAGCCGCCTACGACGGGCCGGATTGGGGAGGCTACGAGGCCGGCAATTTCGGCTCGATCAGTCCGGCCGGCGCCAGTGCCATTCCGGGTGCACCTGCTATCGAGGGGGCGAATGGGGAAATTCTTGCGGTCCTCTACGAACGCTATGAGGGGGTCGTCCACAGGCTGTACATCGAGGTCAGGGGCGACTATTCGGCACCGCCGTTCACGTCGCTGCAGATCGATGGCGGCACGCCACTGACGGGTTTTTTCCGCTACGGCGCGCGGTGGGCGCTGTACCCGCTGGCATCTAACCCCATCCCGGCGGGAACGCACACGTTGGTGTTTTCCTGATCTGTGCGACGGCACACGGGCAGGGCGGCTTCGTTCCGGCACGATCAGAGGCCACCAAACGCAAAAGGAATTGCAATGCGCGCCTCGATCAAACAAGTGCTATCCCTAACCCTCTTCGGCCTCTGCACCGGCTTGGCTGGCGCTTACCTCGGCATCAACCAGGCCTACGACAGGCTTGATGCTGAGTTGCCGGCGATCATTCAGGATGCTGGGTGTATTCCAGATCGCTGACTGCTTTGCCAGATCGACCATAGCCCGCCACTGAGCGGGCTTCTTTTTGCCTGGAGAAAACCATGACCCTCTCTGAAATACGAGAGCGAGCCATAGCGCCCGCTCTCGCGCTGCTGCCTGCCCGCACATAAAAGGATCTTCCCATGCCACGAATCTCAGCTGCCCAAGCGGGTGGCACGAACGTGCTCGCCTTTCTGGACCTGATTGCCTGGAGCGAAGGCACTGATAACGATCTCCAGCCGACAAAGGATGACGGTTACGACGTGGTAGTAGGAGGAGGCCTGTTCGAGTCATACCTCGATCATCCGCGGCGCTCGGTCTGGCTGCCGAGACTGAAGATTCACTCAACCGCCGCCGGCCGTTACCAGATCCTATCCCGCTACTGGGATCACTACCGCGTGCAGCTCAATCTGAAAGGCGGATTCACGCCGATCAACCAAGACCTGATCGCGCTACAGCTGATCCGCGAGTGCAAGGCGCTGTGCGACATCAAGGCGGGCCGCATCGAACAGGCCATCCATAAGTGCCGAAGCCGCTGGGCCTCGCTGCCTGGCGCCGGGTACGGCCAGCATGAGCATAAGCTGGACAAGCTCATAGCGGCGTATTCCATGGCGGGCGGGGTGCTGGCATGACTGCCTGGCTGAAGCTGGTCCCGTCATGGGCTTGGTGGCTGCTGGCCATGGTGGTGATCGCCGGCGCGCAGCAGTTGCGGGTCTCTGTCTTGCAGGATGAATTGAAGACCGAGCGTGCGGCCTCGACAGATACATTCGGCAAGCTCTCGGCCTGCCGGGAGACGCGGGGCAATCTGCTTGTGCAGGTCGGCGAGCAGAACAGCGCCCTAGCAAATCTCTCTGCAGCGGCTGAGCAACGCAAAGAGCTTGCAGAGAGCGCACAGAGAGACGCTCGCGAACAAGCGCAGGCCGACTATCAGGCAGCAAACCGGCTGCAGCAGGAACGAACCGGTGGCGATCAGTGCATCGCGGCTGAGTCGATCATTGATATGGAGCTGGGGCTATGAGTGCTGCTGGTGGTCAACTTGGTGTTCGACGGCCTGTTAGAGCCAAAGAGCCTGGGCGGAATCCCCGTGGTTTCTGGCGTTCAGGGTGGCCTGCTGGCGTGGCCGTGGTGGTGGCCTTTGCTGTTGCGCTGGCAGGGTGCGCCGGTCCGGCTGTCGAGCCTGAGCCGCGCATTGTTCGCGTAGAGGTGCCGGTGGAAGTGCCTTGCCGGACTGACCCGGTCGCTGTACCGCCATGGGCTGCGGAGGGTTTGCGCAAGACTGACAGCCTGGAGGTGAAGGTGAGAGTGCTTTTGGCTGAGCGCAGGCAGGCGCAGGGCTACATGCGCGAGCTGCTGGCGGCGAATGAGGCGTGCCGCTAAGGTTCGCAGCGCCGAAGCGGGGCGACCAGGAGAAGTTGGAGTATCTGCAGGAGTGGGCGAGGGCGGTGCGGGCTGGCGAGTAGGAGGTCACAGCGCGCCTTCGCCTCCACCTGTATGGTGGGGTGACCCAATCAAGGAGGATATATGGGAAATCTCATCATCAATCGCAAGCCAGGCCAGCGGATATTTCTGTCGCCAGAAACCGAAGTGGATGCGGCCGAGCTGTATCGTCAGCTCACCGAGGATGGCATCTGGCTTGAGCTGTATCACAGTCGAACGCCCGGCCAGATCGTGGTTTGCATCACTGCGCCGCCCGCGGTCAATGTGGCGCGGGAGGAGCTGCTGCAAGCGAACGATGGGCGCAGCTAACCCCTTCACCGTTGACGATAGGGGTATGATGCGGCGCTTTGCTTGGGGGATTTATGCTGCTGTTACGCATGAAAGGCGGAGTGACATACACGCTCGATCGCCAGGTCGGTAACTCAGGCAAGCATGGTATTTGGGAATTCCATCGATCCGCCTGCTCCTTCATGAGTCCCCCGGACTATACCCCGTACCGTCACGCCGCCATCTCGCCGGCCGAGCCGAAGGTTGGCGCGACGGTGCAGATGGCGATTTGCAAACCGAACGCTCCAGAGTCGGACTGGATACCCATCGGTGAAGGTGTTGTCGCTTTCGATACTGCGAGCCAGTGATGTCGTGGCGCGGGCCTAACTCCGCCACCTGAACCGGTCCGGCGTCTCGCGCACGAACCCTTGGCCTTCGCATTCCGCACAGTCCTCTCGCTTGCTGAACGAGTCATCGCAGGCGGGGCAAGGCATGAAGATGGACACGCTGGCTCGCGTTGAGAGTGCTGCATGCCGCTCCGTGTCGCCTTCTTCCTTGGCCAGCTGGATTGCATCGAGGGCGGCCCGGTACAGGTCCGGGTCGTCGATGGTGCGCAATTCTATGCCTCGAATCATGCGCGACACCTCGACCAGCTCATACTCGCCGGTCGGCGTGATGCAACGTTTCCCATCTATGCGTCCGATCGATTCCTCGCTTCGATTGAGCAGCTCCAGGCCAATGTCCGTGTGCGTCACCCTCGCGTCTATGTGGGAGGCGTTCAAGCGCTCCCCGGGCGGTTTCCAGTTAAAGGCGGAGCCCGACAGGTACCCTAGCGCCGGGCCGTCGCGTACCAGCACGTAAGAGCCAGAGCGCAGGAAGTAACGGTGACGGACTATCTGCTCTTCGATCTCGTGTGAATACGCAGACTCCGCAAGCTCGAGCAGATCGAAGTGTTCCAGGGGATCGATAATGCCCGCTCGAAGCATGTCGTCCGCGGCCTCGATAAGGTTTTCCCGATAGAGCCGGGGAAGGTCACGGCGTTCTGATGCGTCGTCCAGCATGCGATGCCAGCGCTCGACGGTCATGCTGGTGTGGTGAGTGAAGGAAATGTCGCGGCCCATGGTCATCTCTGATGCTGTATATGCGTACAGTATCAGGCCGACTGAAAACCCATCCAGCGCTTGCTGATCGACGGCTATAGCACCGGATTGTTGATGCGCTCGATCAGGTGTGCGCCTTCGTTGCGGACGTTTCCTACAGCTTTATCGACGGGATACCAGTCGAACTCCTCGACGCCTAGGCCATGTTCAAGCGCGATGTCTTCCGCTTCGTTTGGATCTAGCTCTGGATCTAACCAGTGCAAGGCGCATTCAGACGACAGCACCAACGGGCGCCGGTCGTGGATGTCCAGCATGCCGGCGCCGCTCGACGATGTGATGATCACGAAGCCGTCTCCGTCGCGGGGCTCGCCCATGCCGCCTCGCTGAAACTGGCCCAGGGCAGCGAAGAACATCGGTGCGTTCGATCGCAGCTTGATCAGATAGGGCTGCTTGATCTTCGGATTCGCCTCGTCCTTCTTCCATTCGTACCAGCCATCAGCCGGCACTATTGCCCGGCCTGTCTTCCAGATATCGCGGAAGAACTTGGAAGTGGCGGCAGTCTCTACCCTGGCGTTGATCGCTGGCGGTCGCTTGCCTTGCGCCCAGAAGGGCGCGTAACCCCACCGCACACCTTCCATGCGTAGCCCGTCTTCGTCCAGGTGCAGCAACTGGACCTTTGATTGCGGCGGCACGTTGTAGCGCCCGATAGGCTCGGAAGGAATCCCGCCGACTAACTGAAGCTGAGGGTCCAGCGCAAATAGGTATTCCACCGCCTGGCTGTACTGTGTGATTCGTCCGCACAT